AAACCGCCAGCAAACGCCAGCGGTTCATAGGTATAATTAATTTGTCTTTCTATTTATATTTTATTTATCTGTGATAGTAATTAAACCATCAGGTTCAACTGTGAATGCTGGTTTTTCATCCAAGCGACCATCAGGAAGAAGTAGGTACCAACCGTCATTGTACTTAATAAAGGTATCGGACTTCATGTCACCATTGACTGCGTCACAGTAATACCAATTATCATAATACTTGATCCAGCCTTTCTGCATAGATCCGTCGCGATTGAAGTAGTACCATTTATCAGCGATTTTCTTCCAAGACGTAGCCATATAGCCGTCTTTGTCAAACCAATACCAATTTCCATCAGTATGCTTCAACCATTTGTCAGCGTACATATAGCCTGACTCATCGAAGTAGAACCATGATTTGTTTTCTTCGATATATTCGAACTGTCCTTTTGGATAAGTTCCATTAGTTCGAGCGTACCAGAATCCGTCATCATCTTTTTGCCATCCACGTTTAGGTTCAACTGGTTTCGCATTTGCGTTAGTTAAACGATAAACATAGAAATAAGGACGACCTGCAGCTAGCCAGCGCTCATCGTGATCATTTATGGTGATACCGTTATATGCGTAGTTACAGTGAATGATATTGTCACTGTCTACAAACATACCTGTATGACCGCCCGCTCCTGCAGAATATCCACGGCGTCCCCAAATGAAGATGTCGCCACGTTTAGCATCCCATGGAGTATTTTCCGAAATAAGTTCGAATCCGTTATTAAGAAGCCAGTCATGTTCGTATTCAGTATTTACTGCCCATCCAGCAGATACTGCTCCACCTGAGCGTAGAGCGTAGTAGATAGATGAAGAACAGTCATATCCGTCAGTACCGTCACGGTAATCCATACTATAATACACTTTTCCTTTTCGGGCTTGCATCCAAGCAATAGCGTTTTCAATATTTACTGCCATATTTAATTACCTCCGGCTTCTTTCTTAAAGTCATTCGGGTTGAGGTGAACGACGTCTTGCCACTTTAAAATTTCTACGATCCCGTTCCTGTGGTATTCTGAGAACATTTTGTAGATATCTTCAGTTCCTTTAGGGATTGTAAGTGGCTTATTTATAGTAACCATAGCATAGTCACCTTCCCAGCCCTCAGCTTCGTAATTTGGAATTTGAAGTTTGAGTTGTTGACCAGGGAAATATGACTTACCAATTTCACCTTCTTCAAGGTATTGGATAAGAGTTGCAAATTGGTTATCATAAATAAATGGAGAGCGCAAGTTGACATCTAACAAAGTAGACATCAACGTGTGATCATTACGGTGTTGAAGATCTTGAATAAGATACTTACCAATTTCTTCGTCAGTTTGTTGCTTCATATCTTCTGTTAAGACATAAGGATATTCGTAGCGGAAATATGGATTGTTATCCACAACTGCTACTTTAATCCCTTCTTCATCTTCGAAGCGTTCTAGTTTAAACATAAATTAAACTCCTTTCATTATGGTAAAACGCCAGGCCAAGGTTCATTTGTTAGGTAAGAGATTGAACTTACACGGATATCTCCGATATCTCTATTAGTTGGTACAGGGTCTGTAAACTGGAAGCGTAGCATATGGCTATCTCCATTACCTCCGAGATACCATGTACCATAGGACACACCTTTATCATTATAAATGTTTCCTATTAAAGACCCTTCAGAACGAAAACCGACAGGGACTCCGCCTAAAGGTAAAATGTAACAATTTTTTTCTCTATCGCTACCCTGAGCGCTATATCCTTCACCATCTCGACGAACGATACCAAACCAACCCCAAGAAAGACCACCAAATTGGTAAGTAACTAAATCATTTTTTCGTCTAATTTTCAAGAATGAGTTTCCGAGTTTAGATTTAACATTTTTTAAAGTTATCCAACCTGTGTCACCAGTCAAGACTTCCCAGCCTTGAGCGTCATTTCCACGGCGTTTTATCCACTTGAAAGCGCCATTTGTTGCGTTGGTATCGACATAAGTCGTGCCGACTGGTGCTGTGACTCTTCCATTTGGCATACCAGTACCGCGGATTTCATATTCATTAGCCGGTGCTGTGGCAGACGACTGACTTGGTAGGGTTACACTTCCACCACCGTCAGATAAGGTAAGTATGTTTCCGGCTAAAGATAGCTTTTGAGGAATACCTACACCGTCACGTCCGTTTTCGCCTTTTGGTCCAGTCAACCCGATTGGTCCTTGTGGTCCAGCAGGTCCTACATCACCTTTTGGTCCCGGTTCTCCTCTTTGACCGTCTTCACCTTTAGGTCCAGGTTGACCGTCTTGACCTCGTTCACCTTGCGGTCCTGGAGGCCCCATAGGTCCAGTCTGTCCGATTGGTCCGGGTTCACCTCGTTCACCTTTTTGTCCGTCTTGTCCACGTTCTCCAGGTAGACCTTGTAAACCTTGAGGACCGGTAGGTCCAATAGGTCCTTGTAAGCCGTCATCTCCTTTTGGACCTGCGTCTCCTTTAGGCCCAATAGGTCCTTGAATACCTTGTAAACCTTGCTGACCGGTTTCCCCTCGGGGTCCTTGTTCGCCAGTCAATCCTTGCGGTCCTTGTGGTCCGATTGGTCCACGTTCGCCAGTTTCTCCTTTAGGCCCTGGCTGACCAGTAGGTCCTTGTGGACCAGGAGGCCCTTGCAGACCTTGGAGCCCGTCAGCTCCTTTAGGTCCGGTATCACCTTGAGGACCACGCTCTCCAGAGTCCCCCTTAGGTCCTGGTGGACCAATAGGACCTTGAGGACCTGTTTCTCCTGGTACACCTTGAGGACCTGGTTCACCACGGTCGCCCTTCGGTCCAGGGGTGAGTGAAATGTTTCGGAGCTCTTCCTTGGTAGCAAGATGACTCGTGTCCGGTTCAGGTCTGGCTTCTAATAAAGCTAGCCGTTTTAAGACTTCCGAATCGTCATACGTTGCGCCTTCGACATGAATATTCTTAATAGCTTCTGCTAGTTCAGCTTTTGTTACAATATCAGTCAAGGCTACAATGCGCTTAGTTTCCTTTTCAATAACAGGAGCACCGTCGAGCTTGTCAATTTGTGATACACGAACACCGAACGAGAATCTAAATACGTCAGCAGATTGTAAGTCCTTTTCAGCGTAGACAAAACCTGTGACAATTTCATCAGTAGTGATCATTGATGTATCAAAAGGAATAGACGCGATATTATGTTCAACTGTTCCAGCGACTTCTAAAAATCTATTAGTTGTCTTAAAGTGGAACAAGACTATCACTTTACTAGCTTCGACATTATTTAATGTCAGTTCAATAAATGCGTTACCTTTGTCGTGAGAGTAAAATTCTTCTCTTACTCTATCCACCGTATCTCGAACACAACTACCAATGGTCGTGTCTCGTTTTATAACTTTTTTCAAATTCTAACCTCCCTTCTAATAAAGAATAAAGAGAACCCAGAAGGTTCTCTTGGGCTATTCTTTAGTCCAGGCGTCATTCATCTGCTTGACAGCTGATTCGACGAATGTATCAAGGTCTTGATCCGTCATATGAATATTATACTTAGTTAGTTCTTCACGGATTTTAGTTCGCGCCTGTTCTAGTTTATCCTGACCTTTATAGCCGGTCTGAGTTGATACTTGTTCAACTGCGTTAACTGCATTTCGAGCTAAAATCTCAACGATTTTAACAGTCTGCTCTCCGCCCTTTTTCACTAGATATTCCTTAATTGATTTAACGGCAATTCCAGCTAAAAGGACGAAAATGCTAATCGCCGTGTTGATGATAATTTCGTTAATTTGTTCCATAGTCTATTCTCCCATATTATTATCGTATTCCTCTTTAATAGGAATTTCTTTGTACTTATCGAATAACGTTTCGACCTCTCCGTTACCTCCAAGGTTCTTATAACTTTCGAACAAAATAGATAACTCTCTAAAATGGTCAATAGTTGTATAGCCTTTCATAATCTCGTATTTAAGGTCATGATATAGACGATAGCGTTGAATCTTTCTAGTACCGTCTTGTATAACGTCATTTTGATGATTGATGTCTGCGGTTGTACGATCAATACCATCTACTTGATCTTTAAGAGTAGATAACGTAGTCGAGATACCCTTTAAGACTTTTTTATTTTCAGCGGACTTCCACTCAAATAACTTATTCAGTAAGATAGTAAGAATCCCACTAAAAGCTGTAATAATTGTAGTTAGGACCGCCGTATCTTTCAACCATAGTGGCATATCCTAGCTCCTCCTATCCAGTTTGTTTATTAGAGTCTTCTTTGTTTAACTCTTCTAGAATTTCGTCTTCAATTTCGTACCGAGTTTGTTGAAGTTTTTGCTCGTCGGTTCGAAGTTCTCTACGATGACTAGCATAAAGATCTGGGTCATGTAGGGTCTCGGAAACTGTCGAAACGGCGTTGGCATTGGTGTTAATAATTGTAGTTTTAACAAGTCTCTTTTCACCCTCATGGGTAACTGAGAACTCTGCTACAATTTGTCGTGATTTGTTAAGTTCCAGCATCATAATCACCTCCTTTCTAATAATTATTATAACATTTTTTAAATGCTTATTAAATAACGAATGAAATATTATCTAAGTTCAACCATTTATTATCTACATTGGACTTCACTACTAACCTACCGTCTGTGTTTAGTCCAAGGATCGCTAAACCGAAGTCATTATTTAAGGCTTGTAGGTATATCAGTTTTGAAGGTCGAAACTCCGGATCAAGGACAGCAATAACAGTTTCTTTTTCAGTACCACCTTTCCAAATATTACCTTTTAGATACACTACACCTTCCATCGTCTTACAAATATAGGCGTCACCATAAGAAGAATAATGATTCCATCCACCTTGTAGCACTATCTTTCGCCAAGTTGGACGAGTAATGTCGTCCTTGAACATAAACTCTTTCCACGGTTTTGGATTAAATCTACTAGTACTATCAGAAGTTCTAAGAAATGTACGTCCGGTAGACATTGATGTAAAAATCTGAACTATTTTCCAGCTATCGACCCAAAAGTTCCGAAGGAGTCCCCAATGACCGCCTTGACCTGTAGGATTGTCTGCGTACCTACCATTTCTCCATCCAAACTCAGTTCTCTGTAAGTCCCAAGGAGCGTCCCCCTGAGCTGATCCTCTACCTACACTTCCATCCGGATTTGTTATTGGGAAGTGCTGAATAGGATTTCCATTTACTAAGACTTGACCTTTAGCATTAAGGTTACCGTTTGCATAGATGTCACCTTTTGCGTCAATTGAACCCGGTTTTCCTTGCTCTACAATCTTACCGACTCCTAAACGTCCATCCTTATCGTAATGAAGAATTACCGACTCAGTAGCTGCAGTTGCTACAAACTCAGTAGAAGTAAATCGATCTTCTATTTTAGCCTTTACGACATACGACTTATCTGGTGGATAATTACCTGTCAAGTTAGCAGAAGAGTTAGTTAGTAAGGAAAGGGTAGTAAAGGTAGCTGATGCTTCTCCTCTATCTTCCACAAAGTTAGTAGAGTTCAGCGGTGCTACTGAGAATGTAATCTTCATGAAATTCTTCTGACTACCGTTTATAACGACAGGAGCAATTTTAGCATTTCTTAGTACCTGCAATGTAGATGGATTCTGTCTTGTACGCTGTACTGAAAAATTGATAGAAGGTCCATAATACTCTACAACTTTGATAGGTACCTCTTCTACCACAGATTTAATTCCTCGGGTGTCCTCTACCCAAGCTCTTACAGTAGCAGGCCCATTAAAGTTCATGATCCCTAATTTACCGCCGTTTTCATTGACCACTTGATTCTTGCCTACAATTTCAGCGTGAAAGGTCTGTATAGTAGATCCATAAATCCCGCTAGCATTGCCAAAATTGACTTGAATATTGGACAAGATTTGAAGAAATTCGTTTCCTGCTAAAACTGAACGTGTAGAAGTGGTAGTGTCTATTAAGGAAATTCCTGACAATATAGGTCTAACAGTATCAGGAATATTAAAAGCCCAACCATTAGAATATAGGTCACTTCCTACCTGAGTGCTTCCGTTATATGTTCGAATACAGATATCTAACGTTCCTGAACGAGATTTAGGTAACCTTCTAGCTAAATCTAGGGAAGGAGTGAACGTTACTCTAGATCTATAATTTTTACCTAAATCTATCCAGTCACTACCGAAAACTCTATACCATACTTGGTGAGTGAACGAATCTCCTTTCCTATTTAGAACAATGGTATGAGGGCTACCTAAATTTCGATCTCCTTCGAATGCTAGAATACCACTAGACCTAGGTATATTGTTCAATGTATACTTATTGGAAATAGTAATATTTCCATGAAACCCGCTATTAGGGTCAAATGAAGCCCAAACGTCTATAGTCTTAGTTCCGTCGCTGTCATGAGGAACAGTGATTTCTCCACTAGCGAGAGTGAATTCTTCTCCACTAGTTTCAAAATCAAGATAGCTATCATATACATAAGCATTATTCAACCATACTTTTAAACGACTAATCTTTCCATAGGTAAGGGTTCTAACTGATCCTTCACGGTCTAAAGTAGCACGCCACTTGACTTTTGAAGAGTTACTAGTAACGTCCTGACTGACTTGATCTACGTAAAGATGCAAGTAAAGAAACCCAGATGAGTTGCTATAGTGTGTCATTTCTTCCTCCTTATCCCACATACCGGATCACGTTCATGTCCGGATTAAATGAATATTGTTCAGTTCTAAAACGTCCGACTTGTATAGACTGAGTAAAGATCCCGTTATCGATATGAATGACCCCTTGTGTAAGGTACATGACTTCCTTACCTGCGGAGAACATAGAGATTCGGTCACTTGATACCTTAATGGTAGAGCTACCGTCATTCTTACCAATAATCAATCCCTCATTAGATGAACTCATGTAACTATCTACGAATTTTTTCAGTTCTCGTAGACCGCCAAGTTCTTGAATAGTGGATTCAATTCGACTAGCTGCTAAGATAAGGTCGGCTTCTGATTGTTTAATAGCGTCCTCGTTAGCTTTTATTCGACCATTATAAGCCTTTTCTAAATCACTTAGCTGTTCCATAGTAGCCTTAGCCTTTAACTCCACTTCATGCAATTGAGCCTTTTCAGTTAAGGCTGCCAACTGAGCTGCTGTGAGCTTATGGTCAGCTTTTGCTTTAACCATTGCCTGAATATCGTCATCCGATAGTTTAAAATCGGAAGGAACATTACCTATCTCTAACTGAGCATTAGTGACATAAAGATCCGCTATCGCATTGTACCCTACAAATATCATTACATTAAGGTAGTCGAACGGAGTTTTAGCCTTAGTGGCTAATGCGAACCTTGAGTAAGAATCAGTAATATCTAAAGCAGAAATGTCTAGAAACGTCTGGTCAGCAATTTTACCCTTATGTATAAAGTGAATCCCTAAATGAGCTGATTGAGGTATATCATTTTTAGCAAAGTAGGCCGAAAGCACCAACGGAGTACCCGCCTCTCCAGGTAACTGCACTACTTGTTGAAGACCTGTCCACTGAGGGATAATAGCTTTATCTCTACTATACATACGAACACCGGGAAGTTTTTTATTTAATTTAGATTGCTCGTAATTATAGACAAGAGGTTGAGCATAACTTAATGACCAAGCACCTGAGTCTAAAGTGAAGTTACCATTTTTAATATAGTTTCGTCCGCCTATTTCTACAGTACCTATTCTGTCGTACCAAGTATACCTTGTAGGGTCCTTACTATCCGTCGGTACAAAGTCTGTATAATACCCCATATATTTTTGGTTACGATCGATTAAACTAAATTCAGTTCGACCGTCTGCACTAGCTGCGTATGCTATATGGAAATATGACGTCTTACCGTCAGCACCAGGCTTTCCTGGTATCCCTTGCGCACCGTCACTACCCTTCCATTTCGTCCAACGATAAGCTGCTGGATCCTTAGAATGTTCAGGGCTAAAATCCTGATACTGTCCAATATACGCTCGACCTTGATCTGTATGACTAAATCCTTCACCGTTAGGACTATCTGAAAACGCGATATGGGTATATTGAGACTTTCCGTCTTTACCCGGCGCTCCTGCAATACCTCGTTCACCTTGAGGACCTTGTAGTCCAGAAATCCCACGAGGACCTGGTTCCCCCTTAGGACCTTGTTCTCCTATACGAGCTACAGAATAACCTGTCTCTGAACTTTTGTCCGTATAACGCCAGACAGTTCTTGTCCAAAGGTACTGACCTTGAGGGACGTTTGGTACCTGTGTAGACCACCCTGACGTTGGAGGTACTGTACCAGATCTATTACCTGCGTACATGATTTCAGTCGAAGCTATACCTACTCCGTCCTTACCTGCTATCCCATCTTTACCGGTATTACCGTCTTGAGGAATGTAGGCAACGGAGTAACCAGTTTCATGCGCCCCGTCAGTATAACGCCAAAATGTTCTAGTCCATAAGTAACGTCCTTTAATTAGTTCAGGAACTTGTTCACTCCAGCCACTATCAGGTTGACGAGTACCTGAAACTGATATGGCGTAAGTAATAGAAGTATCAGCTATACCTACCCCGTTTTTACCAGGTACACCGTCCACCCCGTCACGTCCCGGAGTACCTGGATCACCTGCAGGTCCTTGTGGTCCTTGTAACCTTACCCAAGTGAAGTCATCTGGTACTAATTCCTTTTCACTCTTATTAGTATTAAGTACCCCAATATATTTACCGGACTCTGAGTTAAAATTAGTTCCTAAAATATCATCTGCGTACCTAATAGCTACGTGAGATTCAGTTTCTATTTCCCCGGATAGTACCCCGTCTCCATCCTCGTTCAGCAGGTCCATTAGATCCCGTCTAGGGTCTTGGAAAATAATAACTGACTGAGACAAGTCGTCGTAGTCAATTTTTCGAGAAGAAATTTTGCGCCATTCAACAACATTATAATGATCATCAACAATCAACTGAGAATGATGTAGGTCTGGAACTTTGTCATAAAGTACAGCAGATGCTTCATACCCAATTAAAGGTCGACAGTAGATGTCTAAATAGGCTCTAGCTGCGCTAAGTAAATGCTCTTTAATCTTATAACGCTCATCGCTTTTAGACTTAGCAATGTAACGAGGTCGCATTTGACGTTCAGTAAACCATGAAACGTCAATTAGGTAGTCACTTCCATTATTGATAGAAGCGAATGTTAAAGGCTCCTGACTCCCCTCATCCTTCTTACCTGTCAACTTAAAGGCGGTGCAAAGGTTACGAGAGTCTTCTTGCCTAGTAACGTATTTCAAATTTTCTTCAACAACTAATGGAAATTCTACTTTGGTCTCTGTATATGGTTGTAGAAATACTACTGTTCGAACTATTCGAACTTCTTGCTCCAACACTTCTTCATAGCCGAAAGTGATCTCTAAATTGTACTGCTTTGCTAAATAGCGTAGATGCCATAGCATAGAGTTCTCATGAGCTGTGATACTTCGAACTTGTTTATTCGCTCCATCAGGTGGACATACAAGTCGAACCCACTTACCTGCGTCTTGGATAATTTCTTTCGCTACCTCTCCTACGGTAGTAGCTACACGCTTTATAGACTTTGGTAGTCCTTCAGCAAGTTCGTACCATAAGGCGTAGCAAGTAAACTTAGTAAGACCTTTAGCATCCTCCACGTCTTGGGCGTATTTAATACGGAACCATCTACCACCAAATCTAACAATATTTTCGACTTTTAAATGCTGATAAATGGAAGATGTTTCAATACTTTCGAATGAGAATACTTCCTTACCTCTAGCACGGGTTACGATTTCATCGTCATACATTTTACTGAAGATTTCAACGCTGGCTCCGAGTAGATTATAGTTTTGATCGTAAACATAAACAATATCGTCCGGAATAGGACTCATTATTAAACCGTTATCTATCATGAAATTTCCTCTCTAATAATATGATGGACTTAGGAACATTTCTACCGTAACGGGTAAAGCATTAGTCCATGAAGCCGTATCACTAGCACGGTACTGAATTTCGATAGTACTCTCTCCAGTAGGTACCTTGAAGAAAGCTCCTCTTTTAATATACCTAAATATATTCGTTACTTGACGACTCGACTGTATCTCAATAAGTTCGAAAGTCCCTAAATTAAGCATAATAACTGAACCAGTTTCCATAAGAACTGAGTTAGTACCGAACTCAACAAACTTTCCTGAACTCTTTTCCTCAATACGGAAGTACCCGTTCACTCGACTATTAGCTCTTAATTCAATTCGAACTTGACGAGTAGGTCTTCCAGGGTTTGGAAGTTTACTTCCACCGTCGCTCGAATTAAAATTATAAGTCCTTCGAATGACTGAATTAGTGTACTCATAGGCGTCTTTGAATTGAATACCAATTTTGATAATCAATGTAGCTTCACCTAGAGTAGGAACTTCTGTCAGTTTTCCATGTTCACTCTCTCCTAAAAACTTACCCAACCTATAAAAGTCCGGATCCTCTTTAGTTGAAATTCGCCAAAATGATTTTGATCGAATGAACTGTTTAAATTCTCTATATTTAGCATTTACATATTTTTCCGATATGCCTTTGAACATAACAGTGACACTCCCTGTCAGTCCGGATAGAGCAGTAGACGGAGAATCTAATACTCCGTCTATCCCCTCTGGGTTTTTAAACCCTGAATCCTTAAATCCTGCCAAGGTAAGTCCTGTATAGTCCAGCACGGTCGCTCCTTTAGTAGCTAAATCAATTCCATCTACTAATAGCGTCTGTCTGTTAGCCATACTAACCTCCTCTATGGTGTTACAATGTTACCGAAACTTGATAAAGTATCTTTACTCTTATTATACAGCCCTCTTGAGAGTTTGTCAATGTCGTCGTTATTTCTTACAACGATAGTCCCAATAGAGATTGTCGTTTGTTCTTTACCTCTAGAAGTTCCACTTCCTTGAGGTCTGTCAGCGTCCTTATCCTTATTACCGTATAGGTCTACATTAGGAGTTCTTACTGCGTCTAATACATTACCAAATCCTGGGTTAGGTAGTTCACTAGGCATCTCGTCTACAATTTGCTCGAACACGTCTTTGACCTTCTGAACTACTCCATTCTCTTGGATGTTCATCTTCACGTTACTTAGTGCGTCAGTAACTGTTTCAGCCATTTCTCTAGCCTTGTCACGAGTAGTTCGAATCATATTACCGATACCGTTTACGAAACCTTCACCAGTGTAAACACCCATCTTCTCCATTACACGAGATGGTGAGTGGATACCAAGGAAACCTTTAACGGCGTTCAATGCACTTCTAGCCATATTAGCCGCAGCGTTTACTGCTGAACTTACCATTGACCCAATACCGTTAATGAATCCGCGAACTAAGTTGACCCCAGCACTTGCCATCTGTCCAGCGAATCCAGTGACACGAGAGATCATTGAACTTCCCATGGATGCAATCTTACCGATTACGGAACCAACCATAGATCCAATACCACTAGCAAGGTTTCGAATAAGGTTTGCTCCTCCAGATAACATCTGTCCTAAGAAGCTAGCAATCTTACTAATCACTGAACCCATCATCGAGCCGATAGTAGACAGTAATGAACCTAATAATGAAGAGATACCTTGAATCAGTGCTCTTAGGAGTTGAACCCCTGCCTGAAGAATTTTAGGAGCGTGATCTATAATAGCTTTTAGAAAGGCCATCATAATTTGAATAGCTCCGGCAATCAGTTGAGGAAGTACCTGAATAATTCCTTGTAGCAACGCAAGTAGCAATTTAACCCCAGCCGCAAGTATCTGAGGAAGGTTCGATAAGATCGAATTTAATAACGCAGTTATAATTTGAATAGCTGCTGTTATAAGTTCAGGTATCATTTGAACAAGTCCTTGAATGAGTGCCATTAGGATTTGAATACCTGCCTGAAGGATAGGTCCTATGTTTTGAACTAGCGCATTTACTAGACCCATGATAATCTGTAATGCGGCTTCGAGTAGCATAGGTAGTGCTTGAATTAGTCCTTGCGCAAGTGCCATAAGGATCTGTAAAGCCGCCTCTATAATAGCAGGTAAAGCCTGTACCAATCCCTGAATGAGAGCCTGAATAATTTGTAACGCTGCGCCAATAATTGTAGGTAGCGCCTGAACGAGTCCGTTAAATAGCGCCATAATGATTTGGAGTGCGGCTTGAATAATTGTAGGTAAGGCTTGAGAAATACCGTTAATTAAAGCCGTTAAAATTTGAACACCTGCTGCTAGTATTGTCGGTAGAATACTTGAGAGTGTGCTTACCAGCGTGGTAATTACCTGTATAATAACAGATGCAATTCCTGGAAGAGCGCTAACTATACCTTCAATGATTTTAAGTAGGATTTCAGTTCCCTTTTCTAAGAATATAGGTAGGTACTGACTAATCATGTCTGCGGCACTTTGAATAGTGCTAGTCAAGTTATCGAATACTTGAGTAATTCCATCTGCGTTCAGTTCACCTGTACGGGCCCAAGCAGATAGGAACGAAATGACAAGACTAATAACAAAACCTAGAGGTCCAGTAATTCCAAAGAACGCAAGTCCTACCTTAGTAAGCACTGACACGGCGATTGACATAATGCCGCCTAACGTACCAAAAGCTCCTCCTAAACGTTCGAGTCCGTTACTAATAAATGAACCTATTGAGGATCCTGCTTGTCCTATGGTTAGTCCAAATCGGCTTAGTAGATTAGTCACTTTTGCACTAATAATTGCACCAAATTCCCTGAACTTCTCGCCAGCCTTTTGTAACCACTCTCCTAATTCTTTCATTTTAGGTATTAGCCATCCAATAACTCCACCCAAACCGGCCTTAATAGCTGGACCTAAGCTATTGACAAAGTTTCGAAACTTCTCGGACTTAGTGTACGCTATCATAATGACGGCGGCTAGAGCAAAGAATATTGCTATAACTCCGGCAATCGTTCCCATCGTTCCTAGAAACGCAGGTCCAAGAAATTGTGCAGCCATTTGAAGTTTAACCATTGTAGTGATTACAGTACCAGCTATCAATAATAGTGGACCTAATGCTGCAACCATTGCCCCGAATATTACAACCATTTTTTGACCTGTAGGAGACATATTTACAAACGCCTCGATCAAATTAGTAATACCTGCGACAATTTTCTTCAAAGCAGGTTCTAAAATTTGCTGAATAATAATTGCAGCAGATTCGAACGCTCCTCCCATTTGCTCGATTTTACTTGCAAGGTTGTCCTGCATAGTCTCTGCCATTTCCTTAGCAGCTCCGTCTGAGTTGATAAGTGAGTTTGTCATCTTATCTAATTTCTCCGGACCTGCGTCTAATAGCGCAAGCATACCTGAGAGTGAGTTCTGACCGTACAAGGTTACGAGATGTCGGTTCTTTTCTTCTTGTGTTAGTCCCGCCGTAGCAGTTTTCAGTTGAGCAAGTTGTTCCTTCAGTGGGATCATCTTACCATTTGCGTCGTAGAATGATACCCCTAATTGTTCCATGGACTTAACCATAGCCTTAGTAGGTTTAGCAATACGCGAGAGAGCGCCTCTAAGCGTGGTTCCGGCTTGCGAGCCTTTAATACCGGCGTCGGCCATAATACCAATAGATGCAGCCGTTTCTTCAAGGCTCAAGCCCATAGAGTGTGCAACCGGTGCGACGTATTTCATCGCCTCAGCCATATCACTCGTCTCAGCGTTGGTGTCTGCCGCAGCTCTTGCGAATACGTCAGCGACGTGTCCAGCTTTCGAAGCATCTAATCCAAACGCTCTCAAGGAACTTGCCATCGCTTCTGAACTTGCTGCTACGTCTCCTCCAGATACGGCAGCCAGGTCAAGTACACCCGGCATGGCGTCCATGATTTCATTTACCTGGAAACCGGCTGAAGCAAGGTTTTCCATACCTTGTGCGGCTTCTTTAGCACTGAAGGCTGTCTTAGCACCGAGTTCAATCGCTTGCCGTTTCATCTTATCCAGCTCGCCACCTGTGGCTCCTGCAATAGCCTGAACACGAGACATTTGAGCTTGGAACTCATTCCCTACTTTAATGGAAGTCGCAGCCATACCTAAAAGAGGTAGCGTAACTGCTGTGGATAATACCTTACCCATGCTAGTTAGCGCTGAACCTATTTGGAAGGATTTGGACGACTCAACCGCTAGTCGTTGAGCCTGGTTTTGAGCCAAGTTCAATTGACTTGTGAAATTTGAAATGTCTAGCGTCATTTTAGCTGCTATTGATCCAAAATCCATATATCTTCCTTTCTTCTAAATAATAAAAATAGGAGCGACTAAATAAAGTCACTCCATTAGCATTTGCAAACCTGGATTCTTCTTCTCGTCTCCAGGGTACCTAGGAGTCTTATCGTCCGCGATGTAACGAATATAAGCAACTGCCGCAGTATCGAAGCAATAGCGTCCAATTTCTGTGGTCAGTCCTACGACATCACTAGGTCTAATATGAAATTCAGTAGCGACTGCTATGACATTAGACATTTCCTTTGTCTGAACGAAAGGACTCAGCCGAAGCCACCTCTCCGTACATCGCACTGAAGATCGTCATTAACTGATCATCTGTCATGTACTCCCCAATTTCTGCGTAAGTAGGTTGAACCAACGCAGCCTCTGCAAAGACACGCAATAACTCGGCCATGTCTTGTAAGCCTGAATCACTTTTGTTCAGTTTTTCCAAGGCTTTACGTTTCTGGTCGTCTGTAATTGCAGCCATTGATAGGTCGTCTTTAGCAACTTCTTGAGTTTCTCCAAAAAGTTCAGTAACTTTACCTAAAAGAGTATTAGGGATACGACCGTTAGCGATCAAGTTCATTACCCCCGCCGAGCGAATTTGAACATAAATAGGCTCAGCGTCTTTTCCAAAACCTGGAAGAGGGATAACTTGAAATGATTTTTGACGAAATTGTTCAGCGGTGATGATGTTATTATTCATAGCAGTACCTTTCTAAATTTAAGCGTATTGAGCAACAAGTGTGATATCACGATCTGGCATGACACTTGTAGCGAAGTCCCACATAGCAGATTCATCTTGAATCTTCCAACCCTTGAATGTTTTACCGTCTGTTCGAGTAGGATCTGCTGGTTTAATACCAACTTTCTCACCTACTTTAACTTTAGCAGGGTTGGCCGTTCCATTACCGCCAGCTAAATCATACTTCACTGTACGCATGATAGCAGGCAATTCAGCTACATAGTCCATAGACTTAACTGGTAGACCTGCTTTAGTGGCTTCGCGAGCTTTAATCTTGAACTCTGGAGCGTAGAACTCTTTCCCAATGTTGAGTCCTGGGGCGCTACCAGTACAGTTATTCAAAGTGATTTTCACGTAGTTGACGATTGAGTCACCTACATAGTTAGGCACATAAATATTCAACCTAAATGGTTTCATATTTGACGCACCTTGGATGAGCATTGGTGAGTCATATCCGGAGATAGCCTCGTTTACTTTTCGAACAGTACCTCCTTCAATCAATGCCATAATTTCAGGGTCAAACGTGTTGTCCTTGAATGTTAGGTCGTAACCGTACAAAAGGTCAGGAGTACGCACAATCGCAAGAATACGAGTGTCATTGCGTTTGATGTCTTCCGTACCTTCAGAGGTTACTGCTTCTAGTTCCGCAGTTTCAGCGGTGTCGACTGTAAACTTAGATCCACCAACTTTTGGCAGTTGAGTCAATGGATCAAGTTCTTCGATTTCGACAAACTTAATTCCGTAAAGAATATCCTTACTCATTTATAGATTTCCTCCTTGTGGTATTCTATATTCGATTTCTAATCTGTAGCGAGCCAACATAGTATCAAAGTAGTCACCGATTTCAGAGTAGGTTACCTCATAACCCATGTCCTTAATCAGTTTTCGAACTCTTTGACCATAATCATCTATCCCTATAATTGAATTAGAGTGGACATAAATCTGAACTTTCCAGTATTCGAAACTTCCTAGACGATTAGTAGTGCTAGGCATTCTATGACTGAACCTAAGAACAATATAATCATCCGGGCGGTTTAACTCTTCCTCAGTTTCGCCGAACTGAAGTCCGGGGATCATAGGGGTAGGAGCCAGCTGGAAAGTCGGTAGTATTTCCTTCAATCTGTCCATCATAGAAGTTCTTTTAGTCATTTCATTCTCCTAGTCTAATAATCTTCGTAACGCCCTGAACAATTCCTCTACATTATCCTCTATAGACTGTTCAAGTATCTTGTACTTACGTCCGTGGGCTAATTCTAGCCAGAATCCGTAGAACATATGGTGCGACACGGCAATAACTATTTGATCCTTACTAACCCATGCGGCTTCGCCTTTCAATTTCTGACGGGCGTTACCAGTACGGTCAGTCCAAATCGCATGAGTCTTTGCGTATGCTTCCATTTTAGTAGCAGCGACCTCACAGACAATTAAAACAGACACAAAGAATTTGCTTTGGTATTGATGACAGGACTGAACGAAATCACTAGGATCCCATACAAGTTCAGCCATTAGTCACTAACCTCCAATTTCAGTTCAACTACAATATCTTGCTCTAAAATGTTGTGGGCGTCTACTACTCGATACCCTCTTCCGGAGTGAAGAATAGTAATGGTATCAGTAGGTTTAATTTTCGAACCTCCATCATTATACATGATAAAAATTCGAACTCCATTTTGAGCGAAGATCCTACCAGCGTCAGTGGAATTGGACAGTAAGTCAGGAGCAGTAGAGTTGTCGAGTAAGCAAGTAGCATTCTCTAAAACAACTTCTTTCGAGGCATCTCGTTTCTTTCCTCCGTAACCGTCACTGACCCAACTACTCCGGGTCACTTTTATCTTAGTAGGTGCAGTTTCAATAGCTCGACGAACTTGTGCTTCGACATAATTGTAGTCATAAGTCATGTCCCGTCCGCCCTTTTCATTAAAATAGTAGACCCTTCACTAGCTGAAAGTTCTTGCTCTTGCTGTTCGGCTCTGTATTCATCGTAGAATAGTTTAGCCATATTCTTCCAGTATTCGGCGTCACCTTTCAAAGTAATAGGTCCAAGAGTCACAGCGTCGTTTCGAGTTTTTAGTAAGCATAATTTATAGCTAACATACGCAACAGACTTGTGACGATCTAAAAGAGCGGAGATGTATTCTAGTGAATAAGGTGTAGGAGAATCATAATTACCTATGTTCTCTGCTACCAATTCAATATCCGCTTTTTCAGCCATGTTATTCTCCTAATTCATAGTTAATGAGGGCGTCAATGTATTCACTCTTGCGGTTAAGGCCAGTTAGGTCAATACCGTTAGCTTGTGCAAGTTCAGTAAGCTGAGGAATAGTCATAGCTGCGTACTCTTTACGCATCTTTTCAACTTCTTCCTCGTCATCTAAAACAGTAGCTTCAGTGGTGCTTACTGGAATATCTGTACCCTCTGCCTCTTTAAGTTCAAAGGCAAAACCACGCTCAATCAAGGAAGATCCTAGTGCATCGGGACAGTGAAACACAGAACCCGTATGCACTACACTTCCGGAGACAATCAACGTGCTTAACGCTTTTAGTGTAGCCATAAATTACCTCCTAAAAATTAGCCTTCGTTGGTTTTAATAACCCCAACATAGTCGATTCCTTCGAATGATGGAATCATTACCGCTGAAACAACAGTCACGACGTTCACTGGATGTTTTTCCATGTAAGTAGTGACTGTAGGTCCACCTGAAAGGACTTGAACTTGTGCATCTGTTCCACCTGAAGCTAAGTCAAACGCTTCTGGAGTAGTTCCGTACCAAGTGTGACCAACTGGATCTGGTGGAAGTAGGACAACTACATGGTCATCGATCAAGTTGAACTGACGAATGTTACCTGAGTCAGGAAGTTTGTCAGCGTCAGCGAATTGAGCAATTTTCTTAGAGTACACTGCAATTTGAAGTTGAGTCTTCTCAGCAATGAATCTTTCAGCGTCAGCTGATAATAGCATGAAGTTTTCCCAAGAACCTTGAACACCGATTGCAAGAGCTTTCTTAATTGAGTCACTCTTAGTCATGTGGTTGTAAGTGTTACGGTTCATGATCATACGAGTAGGACGGACACCAGTACGGTTCTCCATGTCGTCCATAGCTGCTAAAATATCCGCGATAGGGTCTGATGTAGTATGGTCAGTCCATTTCTTCGCTGCGGTATACTGTTGTTTAGCATCCATGTTATAGTCGTAAGTGTATTGAGCTTCTGAGTTAGTAGACTTAACAGTAAATTTACCATACTGAAGCAACTGCATACGCATGTATTCAGCTTGCGCTTCTACACCATCAACAAGGTTCTTAGTGTCATTGTAAAGCTGAGTAATGATGGGTTGAGCCATTCCTTGACTTTGAGCCAATAACAATTGAAGTTGTTGACGGTCTTTTTCACCCAAGCGCATTGATTCACGGAAGAACGCCATTTCAGTAGCTTGTTTGCTAAATCCAGCACGTTCACGGATGCTAGCCTTAGCATCGTAGTTAGATGGTTGGATTGTTACTGGAAGGTTATTAGCACCTTTTAACCAAGAAATGTCAGTCCCTGCTTGTTGCGCATTAGGGAAAAGAGTAGAGCCGAGGTATGGAAGAGCGTTTGAAGGTAGTGCTTGAATGTAAGCCGCAACCTCACTAGCATTTAGGTAATCATAAATATTCATCTAAAACTTCCTCCTATTTCATTACCAAAATCATTGGGTTTTTAGATTCAGGGACTGCTGAACCAACCTTTTGAAGGGCTGCGTATTTAACAAATCCATGAACAAGAACAGTGACAGTGACATTAGTTTCACCGTCGTAAACACGTTGATCCGCAAAGATAACTCCATCAAATTGTTCACCTGCGCCTACTACTTGAAGTCCAGTCTTACGACCGTCAAGTGTAGTTGCATTTTTCACGCAAGTTCCGGCTAAAATATACTTCTTACCGCCTACTTCAGTAGCAGCAGTAGCAGGGATTTGAGCACTTAGGGCGACATAATGATCTGGGATTGCGACAACGCTTCGAGTGGTTTGATTAAAATCAGTTTTCTTAACTCGTACATTAGGCATAGCCTTTTCCTCCTATTAGTTAAAGAATGTAGCTTGTTGCTGACCAGTAGCACTTTGTGATTGAGCTAATGATTCAGCGAGTTGCTTACCAAAGGCACCTACTTCACGTGGTTCCGGAACTCCTGCGCCTACGCGACCTGAGTTACCCGGGTTACCTGTTCCAGAAGCTCCTTTTTGTGAAGATTCAGGGTTAGGTGTTTCCTCGTCTTTAGGTGTTTCTTTGAATAAGTATTTACGAGACTCACGCAAAGACTTCAATTGATCTTCTAAACCTTTGACGTTACCTTTGTCGTCGACTGTGATATCGTCTAAGTTCATAAATCCAAGAATGTCCGCTGCGGGAGCAATGGAATCAGTAATCAAAGGATGTAGAGCTGAAGTTACTGCTGCACTTTTAGCAATTTGAGTTTGAGCTTCTAATTGGCCTTGAAGTTTTTGAATTGTAGCCTGCGCATCACTACCCTCTTCAACTTGTTTAGACAATGTAGAAACTTCCGTCTTGTATTGCTCAATTGAATTGTTCGCTTGATCTCGTTGTTGAACAACTTCATCGAAACGTGCGTGCGGTACATAGTGCTGACCGTCGCCGTCGATAAACAATTTTGCGTCCAATTCTTTTGCTTTAGACTTCACGTGCTCTGTGACATTTTTGATTGTTGGTTCATCTAGACCTTTTAAAAGATCTTCTAATTGATAAGCCATTTGATTTCCTCCTTGAGTTTACGCCCTCCGGCTGAATCTTCTGTTTCGATTTAATTGGAACAGTGAAACCAATTTCGAGTCGTTAAGGCGACAAGTTCCTTTTCAACATATATTATAACAGAATCGAACCCTTTTTACTATATTTCGAAGGTTCTCGAAATTAGACAATTTATAGACAAAAAGACTCGGTATTGAACCGAGTCTAGTAGCTTTTAACAAATTCGAGATCGCTATATTTTTCAGTTTTCCCTGAAGTCAGATCGTCATACCAAGCGTCTAATACATCATTAGGCTCTCCGTCTACCCATCCTCTTAACTCATCAGCGATTTCTTCGAGTGAGTTTTCGTACCATATAGTTTGATAGCACATTCCATTAGGATGGTCGAAAGGACATTCTTCGATAGGAAATACTTCACCATCGAGGTCGATACAGGCTTGACAAGTTCGACCTGGAGCGTGTACTGAGTGCCATTGAACTTTTCGAGCATAAGGATTAACCTTGCCCCATTGCCTCACTCCAGCTGTGGCTGAGTGGCTAATAGTAGTTCGAGCAAGTCGAAGGGCATTATATTCGAGATTTTGATATCTGTGAGCAGTTGGTTTTCCTAATGTTTCCGCGATTTTATCGAAGTCCCATTCTTTTCGAGCTTTTGGATCAATGTACTTTTCGAGCATTTTAGCCATGTCGACTGCAGACATTCCACTTGCTAGGCCTTGTGTGACGATTTGTTGAACGTCATTTCCTGCGCGTGCTGCATTAGACCATACACGTTTCGATAGATTCTTTCCATCTTTGTAGATTTCACCTTTAGTGACTACTTCAGCAGCTCTACGGCTAAAGACTAATGATGCTGCCCGTACTTCCTTTTCGAACTTTTCAGCTGTTGCGTTGCCATCTTCCCCTAGAATGTTCAATAAATGTAGAACTTGTCCATCTATGGCGTTCTCTGCGGCCTTTTCGGAGTATTCGTGCATGACATGAACTAAAACTTTATGAAGGTCATAGGCGTAGTCTTTATAGATGCGTTTAGGTAGGTAGCCATTTCGAGATTTTCGAATCTTTTCTATTAAAGTGTTCCCTGCGTCATTAAATGCTTTTAAAACAGCTTCCTCTTGTTCAAGGGTCAATTTAATGTTGGTCTCGTGTATAGCTTTTTCCCAACTACTGAGATACCCATTCTTTTTCTCTTTTCTCAATGTTCAGCTCCTTTTTCAATTTTGCAGTAAGGCCTGAAATCTTATGACCAGCGTCTTCGTCCTTCATTCGATATTCATGGTAAAGGTTTTGGTTCATTGCTGGACCTTTTTCTAATTCCTTTTTCATTTTGTTACGACATTCATTTCTAAATCGAATGAGTTTTTCGATCTCTTTATCGCCGACATAAGTAGTGAACCTATAATGACACTTAGGACATTCGAAGAATCTCCACTCTACGCCTCTTTCGATATGTTTCGAAATGATTTGTTTCGAAGATAGTTCGAATTTATGTTCACAATGGTCACAGTTGACATCAAAGACCGTTTTAGATTCGATCTTGGGCTTGTTGCTCTTCTTGTCCTGGCGCACTTGGTTCTTCAATTGTTTCTTCTTGTTCTTCATGTTGAGGTTCCTCTTGTTCATTTAATTCTTCTGCTAATACTGGTAGGGCGCCTGCGGAAATTTCATCCAGTTGCGCAAGTTCTTCTAATACACGTTCCCACTCTTTATCAGCTTTTTCTTTCTTACTGAACTCTTCGATATAAGATTGGTGACTTCGAACGTTTGTCTGTACTTCAGTAAGTGCAGTCTGTTTAGCAGAAAGTTCGTCACTTGGTAATGGATAACGATGCTCAATTGATAACGTTGTTAGTGTCTGGTAGCTTGATTGAATGTCTTGGGGTAAAATGCCTAAGTCGACTGATACTTTACCTAAGATTTCTTCTAATAGTTCAATAAGCCATTGAATAGCGTCATCCCATTCTGCCCACTTGTCATCACATTTACTCATTAGGTCATAGAATAGATATTGCATTGCAATTCCAGATGGCGCATCTTGTACTTTTTCAGGTAGTGGCTGGTCCATGAGTTCATACATGGCTTTCTTGGCTCCATCTAAATAGTATTGAGCAGTAGGTAGGAAGTTGAAGTTTCCGGAAATAGTAGTGACTTGAGCCTGCTTCCCTCCTGCTCCGCCAATTGAGGACGTAGGGTCACTCTTAATATCAACAAGTGCATTAGGAGCAATCTTCATTCCTTGAATTGATTTCGAAGATCCGTCAATAATAACAGGTTGTTCGAACATTTTAAATCGAAGTGAATCGCGCATGTCACTAATAGTTCGGTTCGTGTTATCCGCGATAGTGATTAAGTCTTTGACGTCGCTTGTACCATATACATCATTAGTAAGTGGTTCATTTAAAATGACTTTGCAAGGAATTTGACTAAGTCCAGTTGGCGCTGACTCTTGAACTTTTAATGGTACTTGAACTTTATTACCTAAATTGTCTTCGATTTCAATTAGTTTAGCGTCTTTTTCTTTAATTGTAGTTTGACCGTCTTCTGTCATGTAGATTTGGTTCGAAGTTCCGTCAGTCAGCGTGTAGGTGATCCAGCATTGCTCTTCGACATCTTCTAGCGCCGTGGTGATCCCAGAATTCGAACTTCCTGATTTCATTTCATAACGGTAGTGGTGCCATAATTGCTTTTCAGTAGACATTCCTTTCGTACGCTCGTCTTGATAAACAATGTCAACGGACAATAGACGTGAAGGATCTTTAGGATCTACTATATATGAAAATTGCGGCATTGAATAAAACTGAACATCAATTGACTCGCCTGGGTTTGCAATAACGGATAATAGAACTCGTTTACCTACTGTCGCATCTACGAGAGCTCGTTTACATTTACTCCAGAACTTTGCGTGAGCTAAAATATGGTCGAATAAAATTCGCTTATTCTCCGCCTTATCGTCTTCTTTGTCTACAATAGGACTGAAGATCAGTTCAGGCTCAGTTCCCATCATAAAGCGTGCTTGCTTTTTAATGAGGGATCGAATGTAGTTTCGAATTTCTCGAGTAGGTGTATAGTCAAGTGAATCTTCTTTTATCTTCCACGTTTGACCATAGTCAGTATTCAAGTCCGTTACATCATATCCGTCGAAGTATTGATAATACTGTTCGACTTCCTGAAGTTCCTTTTTGAACTTTTGATTTTGCGCCAACGGGCTGTCAAAGGACTGACTGACAAGCTCGTCGGTATGGGAAATAGCTTTTGATTTTTTAGCCATGTAGTTTACCTCCTATAATGTATTATACACTATTTTGACTAATATCGTTTACCTTATTTAGCGCGCACCTTTACCTGATAATACTTGGATTTCGAAACCAAAGTCGTCATTGATGATGGCGTCAGTAAGGCAGGCGTACCTATTACGGTCCATACAGTGGTCATTCTCTTTAATGACCTGATCTTTACCAATTTGGCTGGCCTTACTGTCCCAGCTATATGAATAATATTCATCTATGTCGTGCGTGTTGCTTGGATCTAATGTAAAGCGTCCCTCGGTTAAGAGTTCAGCGTGAAATGAAATTCCGAGTGTCACATCATTTCGAGCAGGAATGATAGGAATGTTCTTTCTTACTATATAAGGATGCTTTTGAAGTTCGACAATCATTGCAGCCGCTGAAGGGTCTAGTATGATGTATTCAATAGGAAGTCCTCTAATCATTTTTACTAGATCATTTGCATATTCTTTAGTTGTCTTTTGAAGTATTGAACTGAACTGAACATTAGCATTCACATCCGCCTCAGTGAGTTGTTCTTCCGCCTCGCGCCCTGAGTGGTAGTATGATTGAATTAAATGGTAGTGCTTGTGACGTTTCGAGAATCCATAAAGTCCAAAGGTAGTGGCGTTATAGATACCAAAGTCCCCTGCGACGAATAATCGATCAAATTCTATGTCTAGGGGTCGAACATGCTGCTCTTCATTAAACATTGAATAAACAAGTCCATCCGCTGTGACCCAAAGGCCTAAAATGAATCGCTTACGGAAAACACCTGCATACATTTTAGAATAGCGCTCTTTGACGTGTTCACTAAGACTAGGATTATCATCCATTGTAAAGTGAAGATATAGAATACGTTTTTCGAGTTGTTTATCAATCCAATTCTTTTTGAAATAGTGATTTGGATTTGCCGGGTTACAAGAGAACCACATTTTCGAACCTTCTACTGAACAGCGCCCTGTGGCCTGGTTGACAAAGGATTCAGGCATCAGTGCCACCTCATCACAAAAGATCCCAGCTAGTGTGACCCCTTGAATAAGGTCTTGGCTCGACTCATCTTTTCCTCCGAATATATAGAAGTAATTGACTATTTCTTCTCCGTCTCTAAAGTGTCTAATAATAAGTAGATTTTCATTTCGGACATCTCTTATTTCATACCCGCGACTTGTGAGCATTTGTTTTAGAGGCTGAATAACATTCCGTCTAGCTGAGTGAATTGTCTTTCCGCAGATGGCAAAGTTTTGTCCATTGAATTCCGTCATGGCCCAAAGCGAAAATGAAAGAGCCATGGATACTGTCTTCCCTGAACGAATTGACCCGTCTGCTATGACGATATCGAAATCTCGAAAAGGGGATCCTTTTGTCCACCATGTTAATAATTGAAGCTGTTTCTTGCTAAAAGGAACAAAGTTGAATCTAGGTAGTTTATTTCTCAGGCTTGTTATCATTGTCAGTTACTCCTTTAATGTAGGAACCTGTTGCTTCACTAAATTCTTGCCAAACGGCTTGAGCTGCTTTATCTAGTGCTTCTACGAAGTTATCTTTGACTTCACCTTCGACTTCTTGGTCGCCCATTTTGGCCCGGAGCAATGTAATTTTATCGCGCTCAATTTGTAGTCTATATCGAACTTCCTCAGGCAACATTCCATTTGCTCTTTCTTGTCCTTTTTGAGCTCTGTCTATAAGGTTCGAAAGTACATCTAATGCGCCCCATCTAATATTTCCTTCTTTAGTAAATAAATATCTATCAGGATTATCTAAGCACATTTCGACGATGTTCATTAGTTTTTCCCAGGCGGCGTGATATTTAATATTGACTGATACTTTAAACCCTGCATACATTTGAGTCAAAGTATCATTAGTAACAAGAGCCTTTTCATTCTCGAACTCTTTCTTAGCCTTGACCCATTTATCGCGAGCTCTAATTTCGCCAACACGTTTTTCCGCCATGCCATAACGGGCAGCAATTTCCTGAATAGTCATGCCTCTAATAAATTCCAATTTCATTCTAGCATCACGTTCCTTAATTGTCATCTTAATGCCTTTATAGTCATATTCTATATATTGGTCTTTATCGACACGCGCATTCGCTTTTATTCCCTTTTTGCCTTTTGGCCGTGAAGGAGTTCTTCCTTTTCGAACTTTTGGTCCAGTAGCTTTCGCCATTTATTGACCCTCCTTTATAATTTATCGTTTACATTGTAACAAATTTGCGCGTGACTTACAATTGACTGAATTTATAGTCCTATAATGAGAAAAAGAGTGATTTTGAAATTAAACCGGTTGAACTAATACGGTAATATTTTCCGTTTTCGAGCAGTTATTTTGAGGTCGATTTTTCGAAAGATTGAGGTTTTCGAACCGGTTGAGTTTTTCGAGCATTTCCCTGAGTTTTTCGAGCATTCTCGACTTTTCAAACCGGTTCGACTTTTCGAGAAATTGAGGTTTTCGACCCCTTTTTTATGCTCGACTTTTCGAAGATTCTGAACTTTTCGACCCGTTTTTTGAGGTCGATTATTCGAGCATTCTCGACTTTTCGAGTGCTTTTCAGTCAGTATCGAAAAGTTCAAACTTACTAATTTTACGGTATTTGAGAGCATTTTTAGATTTTGTTTGTAGAAGTGCTTCTTTAGGTCTCTCATTCTATATTCAGTAGTTCATTCGAAAGTTTGCTAAATGCTTATCTAATTAGTGTTTGCTGTGTATTATTTGTTGATAGAATTGTTTATTATTGATAAAGGTCTCGACTTTTATGTCGCCCCTAATTTTTGTTTATACTTACGGACTATGGCGTTTATAGGTATTTTGGGCGCCTTTATTTTTAGGGCCTTGTTAAGTCCTTTTTCTATATTAGATTGACTATAAATGAGGGTAAAAATAAGTATGAAATAGCACTTGTTTTTGGCGCCCATTTTTTAATTTTTAAATAGTTCAAAAAAAAATTTAAAAAAGTTCGACTTTTTACACAAAAATGCTTTACATTATTCGTTCATTATCGTATAATCATAATATAAATAAAAATAAAAGAGGTAACCAAAATGGAAAAAGTTCTTAATTTCGCATACGTCACTCCTAAGTGGACAGACAACAAAAAAGGATATAAGTTTCACTTCGAAAGTATTCGAGTAAAGGAAACTGAAAAACAATATAAAGTAATTAAAACTAACCCTAACTTATTTTTGGACCTAGGTTCAGTTATTAAAAAAGATGAATTAGATCACAGAGCAGTATCTAAAGCTTGCGGTTTTTCTGAAGTAGGAATAACTATTGTAGATGGAAGTCTAATAGATGCTAAAATGGCTCTCGTTACTAAAATCGGTGAACGTATCTCTTATATAAAAGGAAGAATGCAAAGCCGAGCAGACAAAGGAAGAGGTGAAAGCAGTCACTTAACAAAACAGATGGAAGATTGCGCTAATCAACTCATAGCTATTTATGCTTAACGAGGAAGTGTCCAATGAAACTTTATCACGCCACTAACTTTGAAAATTTAAGTGATATCCTAGACGAGGGCTTGAAGCCTTCGTTTGGGGTTATCTATTTTGCTGAGAGTTATGAAAAAGCTCTTGCATTTTTAGCCTTACGCTCTATTGATGTAGTTGTGTTCGAAGTTGAAGTTGATATTGAACAATGTCAGGAAAGTTTCGACCATAGCGGATCAATGTTTTGTCGACTATTTAATTTTGACAATTGTCGCGCCTGGACTTACGATAAGCCTATTGCTCCTGAAGATATTGACTTCAGTAAAGCTCGAGTCTATAATAGGAAAGGAGAATAATGGGAAATAAATGGAAGGTCATTCATTTTCAGAATTCCTGTATTAAACAAGTAGACGATGAAAAAAGACGTCTACTTTTTGAGGTGCCCGGAACTCCTTATCGTCTAAGAGTTTGGGTGAAAATGAGCCTAGTTAAAATTGAAACACGCGCAGGAAATGGCTATTATAAGGAACTAATATATCAAGACGATTTTGTATTTTATGGTAAGGAGTTAATAGATGGTTATTTAATTGACGCCACCATAACTGGCAAATCTTTGGCGGAATATTGTGAGCCTATGAATAGACATATTCTCGAAACTATTGCATCGCGAGAAGCAGCTGAATTAAACAGAGCTAAAAAGCTAGACCAACAGAAATGGAGATATTAGTATGGCAAAAAATAAAAAACGGAAAAAAGTCAATGTTAAAAGGAAAATGCTTATCCCTACAAATATCTCGAAAAAGGTAAATGTAAAAGCAATTGCTTATCGAAAAGTCACAGTTAAATGGCTTCCTAATACAGATGAAATCCAAGTATATTTCGACCTTTATATGAATAAAAATAGGCTCACTATGTTAGGCACTATTGACCCGGACAGGAGCTATTTTGAAGGAATTAGAATTGTTTGTAGAAACCCGCAGCCTTGGATGACTGTTAAGGAGCTCCAGGTTGCGCGTGTAGACGCCCCAGGTTTTTTTGCAGTTCTTAAAGCCTATTGTCATACAGTCGGAGACGTACTAGACAACGGCGCAGAGCCTGATGAAATTGTTCCTGGTATTATGTATAAAGGTGGTGAACTATTTAAGGACAGTGAAATTGTCAGCCTTTTCAAGTACGATGTCAAAGAGCCTTACGAGTTTCCAAAAGATACTCCTATAACTGCTGGCAACTTCAAGGATTTTATTATGTCTAGCCAACATACTAGAGCACTTGTTTTAAGGTGTGCTAATATAGGTGAGTTTTCTACGAACTGGAGGAAGTGGCAAGCATCTATCCAGGTTCTGCTCGACTATGCCAAGGCGGATGACTTTACAGTAGATGAAACTGTTTGGGACTTTTCACCTGGCTCTAAAGCTGGAAAGATAGCACGTCGAAAGGGTTATGAAGCAATTCAACAATCCCTTGAGCTTATAAATCAATAACGTAGCTTCGGCTCGTTATTTTTTTTTAAAAAAATTAAAAATTTTTACACAAAATGCTTTACTTTATTCACTCATTATAGTATAATCATACTATAAATAAAACAAAAGAGGTAAACAAAATGGCAAAAGTTAAAGATTTACAAGTAAGGATGAAAGTTGTAAACGAAAAAGGTACTGAATTTGAAGTAACTTCTCGTCAAGGTCGTAAGTGGGTAGGACTAGAACGTCTTACAGATGGACGCATTTGGTTCTACGATAACGAAACACTTCTAGTTGAAAAGGTTGAGGTAGTAAAATGAACGAAGATCGTTTTAACATACAACCTGAGGACATACTTAACTTCATCGGTATCCTTAATACAAAGGATCCAGACTTTCATGACTGCTTAGTAGCCCGGCTAGTAAGCTCCTACACTAAAAAGGAACTTGCGTATAAAGGATTATCCTTCGACGATTTTATTGCTGAGATTCAAAGTCAATCACTCGCTTATCTAGGAAAGTAAAAAAGACCTATTCATTTAGGTCTTTTATTTTTGCGATTGTAGTTTAGTGAGATAGTTCGCTAAATCTAGCGCCTCCTCTTTAGCGTGCTGCAGGAAGTCATCTTCGTTATTTTGTTCAAGTGTAGTTCCATACTTGTTTACACCTACAACACTACGAGATATAAGCTCTAATGCTGTACGCAGTACAATAGGATCTAATCCTGTCACGTCTATATAGTCACGTGACTCTGATATCTCACTAGAAGTAATAATACTTCCCTGAGGTGTGATATTATATACCTTAGGCATCTTTATCCTCCATCATTCGATTGAACTGTTTTAGCGTCATTGCTATATACTGTTCGCCATTGTCTCCGTAGTCGAACACTAGTGCGCAATAATCTTTTTTGGTAGCGAACCGTTCCTGTTCATTTTTATCGAACCATTCCTTTTTCAGGCTTACTGTCTTTTGTGGCTTCATAACTGTCTTGCATTCTATAAGCATCGAGTCTGTTACGACGTCACCTTTGTAGTAGTCAGTAGCTCCTGAATTAGGCTGTACTTTTCCTCCTAACTGCTTAGCAACTGCCTTCTCTTGTTTAGCACTAGCTCTGCGCGTAGGAATTGGCTTGTATGCGCGTGATTTCATGGCAGATAGGCGAGTATAAAGAGTGACGCATAAAACGCGATAGAGCTTACGACAGCCCCTAAAAACAGGGCGATAGGGCTTCGGTCGTCTTCTTTCTTTCCTACTACAAGATATATCATTGCAGTAGTTAGGCAAAAAGCAGAAAGGACAAAGACACTACTTAGAATAATTTTTACCATATAACTCATCAAGTTTCTCCTTTATTTTAAGTCCGTGTTTAGAGCGGATAATGTTATCCCCATCTAAAATTTCTTCAAGTGTTTCAACTGCTTTGTCTCGAAGTTGGTGAACCCATGTATAGTGATAACCAATTTCAGCTGCTGCGTTAGTGACTGGAAGGTCATCTAATACACATAGCCTCAAGACATTTCGTTGGCTTTCAGGAAAACATTCGACTAGATTGTCAATGTATCCTACAAAGGCTTCAAGGTTTTCGAGTTCTTCGCTGTTATCTTTTACAGCAAGCAGGAAGTTTATTCGACCTCTTGCACGTTGATAGTCTTTGCGAAGTTCGACAATTCGTTTGTTCATTTGCTTTCGCTGATTGTTCATGCAATAGGCTCCTCGTATTTAATAGTTTCACAAGTTGCTTCGACGTAGATGATACTGTCTAGCCGAAGTATAATGTCCGTAGCAATAACGTCACCATTGATGTCAGAATTGTAAGGAGTCATTCTAATACTCCTTTGATTATAGAGATCAGGGCTATCAATGTAACCCTGAATGTCCTCTATAACGTCATCGTAATCGTCAATGGTGTTGAATAAAGCTGCTACTTCTAAATGAGTTCCATTTTCATAGATAACATGAAATAGCGTCTTTATTCGTTCCATCATAATTCTCCAGATTCAACTAATTGCAATGCAAGGTTGCCAATTTTTCTGTCCATGTCGATAAGGCCTAAGATAATATCTTTTAAGTCTTCAGCCTTTTCGTTTTTACAAGCCTCTTCAACCGCTTCTTGGAAAGACTCAATTCGAGCATTTGCGATACAAAGTTTCTTGTCCAAATCTTCTGCGTGGGAAACAGGAAGAGCCATAACTGAAGCAACAAGCAGACTTTGACGGTCTTTCTTTTCTACTGCCATGTTGATAATAGCTGCTGCTGTGTCGCGAATTTCCTTGTAAGTAAACGAAGCGTCGACATAGCCACTTTCATCTTCATTGTAGATCCTAGTATTGAATTTTTCGTTTTGACAATTTTCACACATTTTATTTTGACCTTTCTTTTAAGGGCGAGGGCGACGAGAAGGCGCTGGAGTCTTTCGAGTAGGTTTTGCAACTGCTTTAGGTTTTTCTGTGCGCTTGATGTATTCAGCTTCAGTGATAGGTTCCCAAGTTTCTTCATCATATTCTTCAGGCAAGCGTTCGCCTTTTGCAAGTTTATGAACTTCACCATCTAGTTCGTAGAAGAAGTCTTCTTCTAAAATAGGGCACATTGCATCCATGTATTCTTCTTCATCTACAAGAATGTCGCTGTCATCGTCTGGTTCATTGACATCTTTCTTGTAGTAAACATCAGCCACTTCACTGTAGAAGTAGTAAACATCTCGAACGTGTCCAGCAGGTGCTACAACATTGTTATCTTCTACTTCTTCGACTTCTGGCTCCTCTTTAGGCTCCTCTACCTTTTCAGCTTTTTTAGGCATACGGATTTTAGAAGATTTCTTAGGCTCCTCTTTTGGCTCCTCTACCGTTTCCTCTTTTGGAGCAGGTTTTCGACGTCGAGTGATTCCAGCTTTTGGAGTTTCTTCTGCTTCTTCAACAGTTTCAACTTCTTCTTCCTTAGGCGCAGTCTTTTTGCGTGAAGCCTTTTTAGGCTCTTCTTTGACAACTTCTTCAACTACTTCCTCTTCGACCTCAGCTTCTTGCTCAATTGAACCTTGAGAGTATTCGAAGTTTTCATTTTCGACTACATAAGTTGCAGCCATGTCTGCGCGATGAATTAGGAAAGCAAGTGGATTAGTTTCGAAAGCTGCTCCGCATCCATTCAAATTTGCATAAGGACTAATATCATAGGCTCCCATATGCCAGAAAATTGCTTGAGCTTCAACTGGAGTGAGTTGAATGAAACGTTGAAGAAGATAGATAGACTTTGCTCCATGTCCCATTGTAAGTTGTTCAGGATCGTATTCATATGCTAAATAACTTTCCCACTGACCGTCAGCGTCCTTATGCCATTTTTCAGTTTCGCGATATTGACCTACTTTGCAAAGGTCGTGGAATAGTGCTACGATTGCAACTGTTTCCATTGAATAAATGTCTTCCCAGCCTTTGCCAACCATAGTATCCATTTCGAAAAGTAGTTGATTGAACACGTTTAATGAATGTTCAACAAGTCCACCTTCATAGCTTCCATGGTATCGAGTGCTTGCTGGACTCGAGAAGAAATTAGTTTCATTTTCGAGCCAATCCATAAGGTTATCAATTCCGTCACGAGTGATTGTTTCTGTAACTGCTTTCTTGAAGCGTTTTTTAAAGTCTGTCATATTAGACCCCTTTCATTTTCTATAATATAGCTGATTGAAGTTTCGTTTCCGTACTTCTTTTTTAAATATTCGAGAAATTCAATATTTCCGACCATAACTACTCTCACCTTTTGCGGGCTATTTACCGCAACTTTTGTCATAGGCTGTCCTCCTTTGCTTATACTGTAATATACACAGATCTCAGCCTATTTGTTAAGTAAGTGAAAAAATTTTATACAAAGAAATGTAGACCGCTGAACTTTCTGTGTATCGACCATTCTTGATACCTTCAATAGCTTGACCTAAAATAGACATTCCTTCGAAAGCTGAGTCCAATTCGTATTGAAAGTTATAGACAATCTTATTGATTAAGAACTGCTTAATTCCTAAATTAGATTCTTTGGGCTCTTCTGCTCCTAATACAAGACAGGCGTTATTGAAGTTTTGATAAAGTAAGGTAAGCAACCCAATAGGACTTTCACCTTTTGCCAAAAGTTCAGTGACTTTTATAATTGCCTGCTCCGGCCTATATTCAAGTACATCATCGACTAGGCTGAAAATATCAATTTCTGTCTTGTGCTTGACAATAGATTCAACTACTGATGCGTCGACCTTTTTTAATCGAGACAGCTTGTCGAGTTCATTATCAATTCTAGAATAGTCATTTAGACAGAACTGGATAACCATGTCAATCATGTTGCTATCAATAGTTGAGTATTTAGACACAAAGTGCCTTTTCAACTGGGCGTCAGTCATTTTCTCAAATTCAACACAATTATCAGGAAAGGCTTTTAGCAACTTGCTTCGCTTGTCAATTTTAGTAACCATTAAAACAAGTGTCCCATATCTAACATCCGGAAGCCTTTTCCATCTAGACTCATTTGCTAAAAAGTCTTTATCGTCTCGAACAGCGAATATTCGACGATTAGAAACAAGCCCTCTTTGAGTAAGGGTTTTCCAGACTGTCGAAACTGAAGACTCTCGAACTACATTTCCCATTTGATTGAGATATACATTCATAAGTCCAATTTCTTCGCCGTATAAGATATAGAACGGTTTCAAATTATTAGTTCGAATATCTTTTTGAAATGATACTAAATCACTCAACTTGTTTGACCCTCCTGATAAATTCGTTTACACTAACACGCGCATTTGAGCCTTTTTTAGATATCTTTCTCAAACACCTTGACGCCTCTCTTACTAAAAGGTCATGAGCTTCAAGTTCGTCGAAAGACATTTCTAAATAATGTTTACGGATAACAACTGTCGACCAATTTAGCAAACAGTTGAGGAATAGTTTAGAATCAATTTTTCCTTCATCAGTCTCCTTAAATTTAAGCCAATTAGTAACCTTTAATGAGTTGCTAGCACTTGCCTCCCATATTAAGTCATAGAATGTTGTAACCTTTTCAAATAGCTCTTCTGCGCCATATTCTAATATATCCTCAAGCATTTGAAGATTGCTGGCAAGATTGCAATAGTCTACAATCGCCCGGTCGTCAATTCCTGAAGTATCTACTTTCTTGTAGGACTTAACAAACTGCATTTTCTCTTCAGTAGTATAGGGTAGCATGGTTAGAACTTTTGCTCGACTTGCAAGCGTTGGTAAAGCATTATTGATACTATCAACAGTCATGGCTATATGACAGTTTAGAGGCGGCTCTTCCGCTATCTTTAAAAGCGAGTTAAGAGCGGACATCGACAAGCTATTGCCGTCTATCACGTAGATTCTCGCCTTGAAAATAGTTTGAGCGTCCTGTATAATGTTCCGAATGTCATCTACACTTGTTCCCACTACAATAGAATCAGCGTCAAATTTTGAAGAAATATAACGGATTAAGGTTTTTCTTCCCGAACCTACTTCGCCTTCGACGATTATAAATTTTGGAAGCTGTTTCCATTTTGAGATAGTAGATTTAACAAGCTCCTGTCCAATCATTTTACTCCTCCTTGCTCATCAAAAGAAGTTTGGTTTCAATTATCGGTTTAGCATTCGGTTCCCATTTAACAACTCCAGCAAGTTCATTCATTTCTTCAAGCATCCATAATAGAGTAGGATATTGAAAAGCCTCACAAAATTGTTCTAGCTTACTTTCAAAATGAGCAGGAAGTTGAGTGATTGAAATATCTCGAACTAGCCAATACTTACAAACCTCTAAAAGGAAATCAGTGAAGTTTCGAGTCACTAATTTCAAGTCTTTTCCTGAGTAATGGAAATCATTTACAATTTCCAAACACTTTGAGCCGTCATAGTTGGCAATAGCTTCAACAAGTGAAGCGAATGTTTCATAGTCAGGAACGCCTAGTGCATTAGAAACGGCTTCCATATCAACGTGATGACTATAATCAAGGACTTTTTCAAGCCTTGTGATACTGTCACGCATTCCGCCATTTGCAAGTTTACCAATGAAAGAAAGGGCGTCACGCTCATAACTATAACCAGCTCCTTCTTCATTTTCGCTTTTAATGATAAATTCAAGCTGACTGACAATGTCGTCATTATCAATTCGAGTGAAGTCAAACCTTTGAACTCGACTGAGGATTGTGTCAGGAATCTTTTGAGGGTCAGTAGTGCATAAAATGAACACGGTTCCGGAAGAAGGTTCTTCTAATGTTTTCAGCAGCGCATTAAACGCTCCAGTTGAAAGCATATGAACTTCGTCAATGATGTAAACTTTGAACTCACTATCCATAGCCTTGTATCTAGAATCTTCAATAATGTTTCGAACATTCTCTACCCCATTATTAGAGGCAGCATCAATTTCAATAGGAGAGCCTAGTCCTTTATTCACATCTTTTGCAAAGATTCGAGCAGTAGTTGTTTTCCCTGTTCCAGCTCCTCCACAGAATAGATAGCCATGTTTTATAGCGCCATTTTGCAATTGATTTAAAAGAATTTCTTTCACATATTCTTGAGCTACCACTTCCTCAAAAGTGCGAGGGCGGTATTTGGATGCTAAATTCATTTTCTTAAAAGCCTTTCTGCGACCCTTACAGCAAACTGACAGTCGTATGGAAGTCCCATTCCAGTATTTCCATCAAACTGTTTAAACTCGTTATAGAGAACAGTTTGTCGAAACTCATCAGGGTGTGAAACTATAAGAGAATATAGTTCGTGGCTCCATTTATCATACTGTCCGTCTGCTATAATTAAGTCATTAAAATAGTAATAGATACAACTATGAACAAGCACTTGACGCTCTCTGCGGTTCATAAGTTCAACCACTTGCTCATCGATTTTAGGTTTAGGTTTAGGAACTGTCCTCGCTTTTCGCTTTACAACTGGAGGACCAGGTTTCGAACCAAATAGAGATTTTTGCATTAACCTTCTTCTCGAGTGATAATTTCGTGAACCGCAGTCATCACCATGTCGAATAAGTAGTCATCTTCTTTAAAGCGTCGAACTAGATTTGCCTTACCTTGGAACTTCAATGGTTCTTCGTCTTCATCTGTCATGATTTCTCCAGTTTCAAGGTCTACGACACTGAACCATGCTCCTGCCTTTTGAATGACTCCAAATTCGACAGCGACATCTACAAGGTCATTTTCAATTTGAATTCCATCATGATAGGAAAGCGTATAGGAAACTAATTTTCTGTCCGGCTTGAATGCTTTAGTCTTTTCAACGAATGATTCCACTACATTCCCGGCAGGGTTTCGAGCAGTACGGGTCAATGATGCACCGTTCTCGTCAAGGTAGTCACCTTTTCTAAATTTTAGGCGAACCGCGCAAGCATGCTTCCACATCTTTCCGCCTGGAGTTGAATAGGCATTGTACTGACTATTCATATCTTCTCGAATTTGATTGATGCCTAGGAATATTGCATTGTAGCGAGTAAGAAGTGGAGTCACTTTTCGACTAAATTCTGTTAAAGGCGCTGAGATTCCTGCATAAGCCTTCTTAGTCAACTCTTCATCTATAAGGTTTTGACTGACCATGTAAGGCAAGGAGTCTAGAACTACTAGGCCAACTTCTCCTGTTTCAAAAATGTCTAAAACGTATTGAAGTATTTCTTCAGCGCTATTCATTTCCGGGCGAACTATCCAAATATTGTCAACATCGACTCCAATCTTTTTAGCCCACTCAGTGTCTAATGTATTCTCAAGGTCGAGATATACAATTTTAAGTGGCTCCTGAAGGCTGTCTAGTTGCATTTCAAGTTCCTTGATAGCAGTCTTGCTGGCTTTAGATGCACGCGCATTTTCTAGCTTTTCCTTGAGTTCTTCAGTCTTCTGTTCCCATTCCTGCTCAAATACCATTTGCGCATTCTTAACAATGTCGAGAGCTGAAGTAGTCTTCCCACTTGACTCAGGACCAAAGAATTCAATTACCCTTTTTCGAGGAAGCCCGCCATAGGTTTGATAATTCATAGAAGGCGCAGAAAAAGGAATTCTTGGAAGCGCTTCACGTTCAAGTCCTTGAACTGCTACAAGAGCTTTCGAATCCTTATTCCAGTCCTTCATCAACTGTTCTAGTTTCATTAGAAATCACCTGTACTTCCATGACCGCCACGAGCCACATTTCCTAAGGACTCTACGAAATTAAACTTAATAGCAGGTTGCTTTTCCTGAATTCTAAATTGAGCAATTCTTTGGTCGTAGAAAATATCTGCGTCGCGAGTAGCATACCAAACTGAGAACCATTCATCAGTGTCGCCTTTGTAACCTTCGTCAATCACTCCGCTAGACACGAAGATAAGACCTGTCTTTTTAAATAGACTTGAACGAGGATGGAGAATAGCTTCATGTCCTTCAGGTAGTTCTAAAGCAAATCCGTGTGCAATTTTAATGCACTCACCGGCTGCCACTGAATACACTTGAGACTTTTGAAGAACAGTTCGACATTTCGATACTTGTTCCTTGCTTGCGTCAATGGCAGTGATTGAACTAATACGCACATCAACCCAGTCACCTGTAAATTTCAGTCGGTCAAGTTTAGGGTCAATCATTTTCACGTTTACGTCTTTTGACATTTAATACTCCTTTTAAATTATTAGATTGAGTTTCTAACTCTGCTAGTTGCCATGTTTGAATACGTTTTAAAGATGCTAATACTTTGTCAGCTTGCTCAAGTTTTAATTGAACTTTTTTGTAGGCTCGCTTGTAAGCATTTTCGATGACTTCTTCATTCATAACAAGTTTTCGAGTCTCTGCTTGTTTGTCAGGAATTGTTTTCCCAGCAGCTAGAATATATAGATTATCGTATTTTTCTTTCCTAATAGCCGAACTTGAATCCATTTGTATTCCCACCATTTCCGCCCTGTCTGAGGCGAAATAAAGCAGAGTGGGAAGATACCCTATATAGTAGTTCAAGTCTTCTATAATGACAGGATTTTGGCTTACAACATCTTGAATTTCAAGCATTGCTTCATCTAATGGACCGCAAGCTGCTTCAACAATTTCGTCGACTACTTTATTGATAATGAAGCCGTACGAATCTGCAACCTCTTGCGCCTCTCGTATTTCATCTTCCCGTATATCGATTTGAGGGAGCTTTGGTTTATTAGACATATCCTTCCTCCTTAAATTGATATTCAATAGCTTCAATTAGAGAATAGATATCGAACGTACAGCGAGTGCGCTTACTGTAGAATTTCACAGGATATCCAATTCCAGGGAGCTTATCAGGATTTATACTTTTAGCGCCTGATTGACGCAGGTTCTCAAGCTGTTGAATAGGATACCACATTAGCAATTTCTTTTCATAGAAGAATACTAATAGCCCTCCTACTCCGTAGTCACTTGAATCTGCTTCTAATAAACCTTGCCATTGGTGTTCACTTACATTGCTAAAAGGGAACGAAGCTTCCTTAGTTGCTTTTAGCTCTAGATAAATTGTTCCGAATTTACAAGCTAGGATGAAATCACAAGGATTTTGAATGCCTTTGAATCCGTTTGTCGTATCATAAAGCCTAGTCAGGTGAGTTCCTTCGGGACTGGACTTCCAACTAGAAAAGAAATCTTCTTCAAACATTTTTCCAGTATAGCTCACAGATTTCTACCTTCCTTTCTACAATACGGACAATATGCTGAAGAGCAATAGATTTTAGGACTTTCGCCTTTCTCTACATACTCTTCGCAAGTCATAATTTTTTCAAGAACTTGATTTTTCATCTCGTCTGTGATGTGAAACGTGTAGGCTTTCTTTTCGAAGTTATCTCGATTTTCATAAAGGAAAATAACATCATCGACTCCTAAACACATTCCATAGCAAGTTGCCTGCATTTTATGTTCTTCATAAGGCTCAGTATGTTTAGTGAACTTGAACATAGTCTCAGTCTTAATCTCTAAAATATAGAGCTTACCTTTATATCGAACTAGCCCGTCACATAAGAATGAAAGTTGAAGAAGTTCGTTCTTACACTTTGTCTCATAATCATTCTTTTTGAACCGTTCGTCGACGATAGTTCCCTCAACTGGATTTTCTTTCAGGAACTCTGCTACATTTAACCATTCAAAGTCCTCATCAATTTCAGCCATTTTAACCATGTATTCTTGAAGAACTTCGTGCCTAAATGTTCCAGCTTCACCCATTGCAATTAGATTAGAATCTGCGTTATCTATAATAGACTTGCCGATTCTTTCGAAATACATTTTTCGAATACAGCCACCAACCCCGCTGGGCTTGTAATATGTCGAAGGATTATATTCTGGCTGAGTTCGTTCAATGACCTGTGTCAGTGAATTGACAAAAGATGAAGCAGGACCTTCACTATTTCCTGCTCTAACCATCTTTGCAATTCTAGTTAAATTTGACTTAGCCATTATTCTTCCGGCTCTTGAAGTGCTAAGAAGTAAACGACACCATTCGATGAGATCTTAATTGCATTTTCGCTTCCATAAGAGACAGTGAAGTTTTCTTCGGTGACCGTTGATACAATTTCCTTCAAGAGTAAGCTGTTAAGGTGGCAAGTGAATTCTTTTTTCGAAACCTTTTTGCCTGCAGATGCGTACATAATGTCTTCATAACTGCTTGTCGAAGTTTTAATTCGAAGTCGATCTTTTAAGAACAAGAATTCAACAGTCCCCTTATCAAAGGCTGAAGTGAATAGGACAAGACGATCTAATACACTCAAGATCTCTGCAGTAGGAACCGCCGCATCGTCAATGAATTCGAGTGAATCCAGCTGTGAAACGTCTTCATAATCTTCCATACCTTCCATCAATTTTCCGTAAATTTCAACCGACGCTGACGAAATGTAGACAGTATTGCTATCAATTTGCCAGAAGTACATTTTTTCATCAGGAATACTAGCAAGAATGCTCATTAAGTTATAAGGAACAAGCATTTCTAATTGTTCTTCTTCGATAGGGTTGATACATACGCGAATAATGTCTGTAGTAATTGCTTTTCCGCCCTTTAACAGGAAGCCGGTATAAATTCCATCTGCTCCTGATTTAGATACCGCAGAATCGTTAATATTGGCGATCCCGTAGAACAGCGAACTTTTCAATGTCAATGCGTCCTCTTCTTTGACATCTTCTAATAGGTGGTCAAAGGTAGGATACTCTTCGTCTTCTGTAACGATGTCAATATTGTATTCCCCATTCCCAATAACTTTTAGCGAAGATTCTTCAGGAACTAATGTGATAGTCGCTGCAGTTGTCTTTTCTACAAGTTTTCCAAACTGTTCTGCTTTCACAATGACGTCAATTTCAACATCACTGTCGATAATGCATCGAAGGAAGTTTGAGCCGTCATACGCTGTGAACATAACGCATTCACCGTCACCGAAAATATGCCAATAGTTTGTGATTTCTAGCAACTTGCTAGGCTTCAACTTATTGAGCTGAGAGACAATTTTTGAAAGTTCTTCAGTCTTGAACTTAATACTCATAATATGAGCCTCCTTTTTTTGATATATATAATATACACGAATTACCCTAAATCTGTAAACCTATTTCTAAATAATTTTAAATCTTCTAAGCATGTTGAGTTTTGCTTCATAAGTTCCATTCACGGCAGCCTCTTGCATTTTGAGTACAATAAAAGGAGGCTCGTCAATATTGTTGAAACTATAGAATGTGAATAACTGGATAATAGCTTCGTCGACGCCTATTTTCCCTTCTCGAAAATTTAAGGAAAGTTGACGTTTAAACTCGACCAGTTTTTGATATTCTTGGTATGTTTGAATTTTTCTCATAATATAGATTCCCCTTTTGTTTTATTTATAGTATGATTATACGATAATGAATGAATAATGTCAAGCGTTTTTGTAAATTTTTTACAAAAAAAAATAAGAGCGAAAAGCTCTTATCTAAAATAGTCGACGCTGACGATTTTTAATTCCCTTGAATTCATAGTTCTCTGCCCAATCCAGCATGTATTGAACATTGAACAATGCTCGAAGTTTATAGTCATCAACTAATTGTTCTAAACTAAAATGCGCTCCAGTTTCTTCAATAATAGACTCGATTTCAACTTGAACAGGTTTTGGCAGCCTTCGGACAGCATCAATTCCTCCGTTCTTCTGTGATAAGTCAACTAGTCCTTTTGAAGTCATAATGTTTCCCATAGCCCCTGTCAACAGTACAGAAGTCGAGTCGGCGCTATAAAATGGGTGACGCTCTAATTGGCTAGTAACTGTCATCCCGAAAGCGTGAGTCTTGACATCTGGATTAGAACTGTTTCGAATAACTTCGAATACTCGTTCCATCCATTTGTCTTTATGCTTTGTAGTCGAGTCATTGGCTGGAGAAATCCCGATGTAAGGAATATGCTTCCCGCCTTCGAATGTAGTCTCGAGCATCAAGTTGAGCCATTTAAAGTCTTCTCCCATATGGAAAATAGGTAAGAGCTTGTCTTTCTCAACCATTCGCTCGCGCATGTATAGATAGTTATCCCAAGAAATTTGTGGCGCCTCTAAAAGCTGTTCACGTGTCTTAGGCTGTCTAAATACACCAGGAATTTTATCGAGTTCAGCAATGCAGTCAAACATTCCTACATTATCATTGACATATTCGATATAGGCGTCAATGTCAACTTCAGCTCCCTTGGTATGAGCAGAATATGCACTAGAGTCGACGAATAATTTTGAAGTAGTGTTTGGATTGTTTTTCTTATGTTCAATCCACCTTTTGCCAATTCCGTTTCTTTCATACAGCTGATTGAATAGGCGATTGGCTCCTCTTTCCTTCAAATAATCGTCAGTGCTAATAGCATGTCCGCCTGCGAAATATAGATTAAATCCCATTTCTCGCTCCTATCATTGTTCTAAAATGGCTGTTCTTCGCCATTGTAGAAATAAGGAAGTATCCAATTAAAACGATAATCGCTTCACTAATTCCTACATAGACGGAAGATTCCCAAAAAGGTAAAGAGTAAACGATTCGAAGTTCCAGCGCGATAAGGTAAGCATTAGCAACAACTGGACAGATAAGTGAATATAGAGGACTTGACATCTTAGCGACTTTCACCATTGACACTACTCCAATGAAAGTAGCAAGTGAACCGAATATAACGTCAATTAGTCCAAGAGGTGAAAAGAAGTTTGCAATAATTGTCCCTACTACAATCCCAGGAGTCCATCTATGGTTCCATAAAGGTAGAAGAATTAGGAATTCACTTACTCTAAATTGAATAGGTCCATAACTAATAGCAGAAAATGAGACAGTTAATGTCACATATAAGGCTGCAATAAGAGCTGTTCGAACGAGCCATAGGGTTGCACTTTTATTCATTTTTCGCCTCCTACTTTTTAATCAACTGAAGCAATTCTGCTCGAGCAGATGCGTCATCTTGGAAAAGCCCTCGCATAGTTGAAGTCACTGTCGTTGCTCCATGTTTCTTAATTCCACGGCCACTCATACAAGTATGCTCAGCCTCTACAATAACGGCGACAGCTTGAGGATTTAGAACTTCCTGAATAGCGTCAGCGATTTGCTGAGTCAAGCGCTCTTGTACTTGAAGTCTTTTAGCATATCCTTCAACCACTCGACCGAATTTTGAAAGACCTGTAATCTTATCCTGAGGAATGTATGCAATATGCACCTTCCCTACGAACGGAGCTAAATGATGCTCACATAATGAATTGAATGGAATGTCCTTAACTAGGACGAGGTCGTTATGATCTACGTCAAAAGTCTTTTCTAAATGTAGTTTAGGATCTTCACGATAGCCTTCAGTATGTTCAGCTAGGGCTTTTATAAAACGGAACGGAGTATCTTGTAGTCCGTCACGTTCTGCGTCCTCTCCCATTAAATTAAATAGTCCTCGAATCGCTGCTTCTGCGTTGTCCAGCAGTACGATATCATCTGTCTTTAGGGTAGCCATTCCATTCCCTTTCCCTAATACGGTGCGGATTTTATTCAGTTGTTCAATTTTCATTCTATACTCCTCTCTTATTATCATATACCAGTGTGTGAAGCTGTGGTAAAGGTCGAACATTGTTAAAAGCTGGATCTTGATATACTTTGTCCCATAGCCAACCTAATTTTTCAAGTAGTCTGTCACTGATTTTTCCTTCTTCGTAGGCGTTTGCATTTCCGACTGATAAATAGTTGACATCCGGCAACTTATCTTCAAAAGTTTTGAACATATCACGCGCATAAGCTAGGTCATTTTCGTCAAAGATGACGATTTTAAATGACCAGTCAAGGTGCTCTTCATTCATTCTATCTACAATAGCTTCAAGAATTTTCATATTAGTTCGCATTCCACTTGAAGGAGGTTTAGGACTAATAGTGATATCGCTTACTTCTTTGAACCATTCCTGGAATCGAGTTCCTTGAGTTTCGAGACCGAACTTGAATCCATGCCCTTTTAGAATCGAAATCATCTTAGCCATAGGCTCGTTGATTAAGGCAGGATTTCCTCCAGTCAATGTCACGTGGTTACAGATTTGCTCACCCTTTTCGTTGAACGCTAATTTCAAAATTCGATTAGCTGCTTCTTCTCCTGTAATGTATTCAGGTTCTGTAGTACCGTTCCAAGTGAACGCCGAATCACACCAGTTGCAGTGATAGTCACATCCACCAGTTCGAATGAAAATGGTTTTTTGACCTATAACCATTCCTTCCCCTTGGATTGTAGGACCAAAGACTTCCATAATAGGCATCTTTTCAGGGTCGCGAACATTGATTCGAATCTTGCCTCTTTCAGGCTGGTTGTACTGATTAACCATTAGCATGCTCCTGTAGAATTTCACGAACAGTAATCTTTTCGTCTTTGTCGATAAAGGTTACATTCTTGAACATTTCAATCTCATCCTCTGTGAAAATCTCGTAGTAAGTACACTCTGCGCAACCTGTAGGAGTTTCCCATAGTTTGATAGAGTCGATACGAGAATGCTGCCACATGAGTTCCGTAAGTGTCCAGGTAAGGAATCTTGACATATTTTCAGCCGTAGTTCTAAATCCAAATAGAACCCGCTTAGTGTCAACTGCGTTTGCTAAAGCAATAGGCTCATTTCCTTGAAGAAGAACAGCGTGGTCAAGTCTGTCAATGAATGTACCTGCGATTTTCTTGACGTGATAAAAGTCAACAACCATTCCTTGACTCGAACCGTGGTCATAAGTTCCGCCTGCTAATGAAATTTCGACCTTGTAAGTATGCCCATGCAAGTTGGCACATTTACCAAAATGGCCAACTAGTTGATGAGCTGCGTCGAATGTTAAGGTTTTAGAAACTCTCATATCAATTCTCCTTGTAATGAATGGGGTCAGTCATTCCATTTTCTTCGAATGCCTTTTTGCGGTCGATACAAGTTGCGCAAGTTCCACAACTTTCCTCATCGCTTTCATAACATGAGCGAGTTAGGAAGTAAGGGACATCTAAATCAAGCCCCCATTTAACTACCTGCGCCTTGGTTAATGTAAGTAGATGAGCGACAAGGGTTACCTTGCCTCCAGTTCCATATTCCATTGCATTTGACATTGAATTATAGAATTCAGGAGTACAGTCAGGATAGGCTCCTCCAGCCGCATCGTCTGCGTGAGCGCCATATACGACATATGAAGCTCCAACCGAATAAGCATAAGCCGCAGCCTGTGAAAGCATAAGACCATTTCTAAAAGGGACATAGGTATCAACAACTTCTTTTTCTTTTAGAATTTCAGCATAAGATTTGCCGTGAGACATTTCGCCCTTTCCTTGTAATAGAGAAGAGCTAGAGCTTGAATAGATTTTCGAGTCAATTTCGAGAACGGTGAACTTGACTCCGTAGAACATTGCAACATTAGCAGCATTTTCGAGTTCTGCTTCATGCTTTTGTCCATAATTGAATGCTATAGCATGAACATTTTTAGCGCCCCATTTATCAACTTCGATAGCTAAGCAAGTGGCTGAGTCGACTCCTCCTGATAATAATACGACAGATTTCATTTCAGCCTCCTATCGAATAGCTCTTCCTAGAGTGTGAACACTTCCCAAGAAATTCAATTTGCGTTGAAGTGAAAGCTGTTCGAGTTCAGGAGTTGCAAATTCAGGATTGACTTTGTTGACGAAAGGATAAATTGAAATTCCGCCACGAGGAGTGAATAGGCCCATGACTTCAATGTACTTAGGATTCATCAATTCATACAAGTCATTCAAGATAATGTTCATGCAATCTTCGTGGAAGTCGCCGTGGTTACGGAAGCTAAATAGGTAAAGTTTTAAAGATTTTGACTCAACCATTTCTTCATTTGGAATGTAACTAATGAAAACATTTGCGAAATCAGGCTGTCCTGTTTTAGGACATAGTGAAGTGAATTCATATCCGTCGAATGTTACTAGGTAATTATTTTCAGGATGTTTGTTAGGGAATGTTTCAAGAACTTCAGGATTATAATCATAATCGTATTTGGTGTCTTGGTTTCCTAATAGTGTAACGCCTGTTAGTTCAGCGTCTGTGCGTGTAGTGTTTTGACTCATGTTCGAGCCTCCTTTATTTTTATTTTTAGCAGGATGTCAGGTTCTACAAAACTGCTTCATATATATTATACACGAATTTGATTCATTTTGTTAAGCAAAAATAACCCAATATCTGCTTCATAATTTTATTATACGATAACGAATGAATGATGTCAAGCGTTTTTGTAAAAAAAAATAATCAGGAATTTTCCTGACTACTTTTTAGATTTCAATTTCTTCACCATACCATCTTTCTACTATACTAGGGTCACATTTCATTGGAAGACTAATAATGTCCTTGGCTGCTTCAATCATAACTTCTGTCAACCGTTCTGCGCCTCGTTTAGCATTCTCTTTAGGAACTTCACCTAGTAACTCGTCATGAACTGGAATCATTAAATGGAATCCTAATTCTTTTAGTTCAGGGTCATTGTGTACCTTAATCATTGCGTACTTAGTCATGTCGGCTGCTGTTCCTTGAATAACGGAGTTCAAACATTGACGCTGAGCATCAGCTATCTTGCCTCCATTATCCTTGATAAGAATTCCCTCAGCTTTTGCTTGGTCTTTAATTTCCTGCTTCTTCTTAAATCCCCAAGCCCTGTCCAGCTGGGCCCAATATTTTTCGATAATATGTTCAGGAACAGCGTCATCCATCTGTTGGTCAGCGTCGAAGTTAAATGGGTCGAAGTCTTCGTTCTTGCTGGCGTCAATATACTCGAATTCATATTCAGGCAAGCTCATATCAGGAAGTCTTCTTCTTCGACCGGTAGCGGTTTGAACGTATCCAAATTCCTGCGCGTGCTGTTGAACGAATATGATATAGTCTGCTACTTTAGGGAACTCGCTAAAGAAGTCTTCTATAACTTTATTCGCTTCTTTGACAGACACATTCATTTGCTCAGCGATTGAGTTAGCCCCACGGCCATACATTAGACCTAAAAGAACTGACTTGACTGAGTTTCTTCGAAGTTTCCCTTCCTTGTTAGTTGTTCCGTCTGGATAAAACTCTAAACACTCTTCATAAGGGACACCATAAAGTTTCGAACCGATAACTGAATATAGGTCCAGGTTTTGTTCGTAAGCGTGACGCATACTTTCATCACCACTTAATTCAGCGAGTGAACGTGGCTCTTGTTGAGAGTAGTCACTACCGATAATGTAGTGGCCTGGACTTGCTGAAAAGATTTGTCGAACTACTGCGCCTTCTCCTCTTGACGGAATATTCTGTAAGTTAGGGCCTTCACTTGACATACGTCCAGTCTTAGCTCCGTACTGTTTGAATGTAGTGTGAATTCGATTGTCAGGTTTTGCAAGGTGCTGGTCAAGTGTTGTATAGGTAGAAACTAATTTTGCATATTTTCTATATTTCAAAAGTGCTTTTGAGATATCGTTATCAAAATGCTCGACAATACTTTCACCCGTCCCTCTAGGTTTATCCTTTTCAGGACTCTTCAATCCCATGATGTCATAAAACAGAATTGCTAATTGAGTAGGACTGGAAATGCTTACTGCTACTCTACCTCTTGCATCCATTTCGAGTTTTTGATAGCTTTGGAAATTAGTTTGTCGAAGTTCTTCAATTTCAGGTTGCCACTCACTAACAAGCTGTTGAAATTCAGCTTCTGCTTCATTCATGCTATTAGTAAACTTCTCTCTAATCTCTTGTAGCTTGTCCTGGTCTAAATCTACTCCGTAGACTTCCATGTCAAAGAGGACTTTAATTAGAGGCATTTCAATATTATGAAGAACCCATGAAACTTTTTCTAGGTTGTATTCTTCACATTCTTCAGTTCCCGGTGTTAGATATTGTTTTTGAAACTCATAAAGTTCGAAAGTTTGCAAAGGGTCATAAGCCGCATACATATATGCAACATCCGGAGGAATTAAACTAAAAGGAATGCCTTTGAACAAGTCATTGAATTTAGCAACCTCTGCATTTTCTTCATTTCGAACATATTTAGAATGAAGACTTTTCAAGCTGTGAGATTCGTTTTCATTTAAAAGCATTGCGGCTAAATAAGTATCCCATTCAGGCTCATTCATCTTGACGCCAAGTCGCCAATAAATCGATTTCATATCAAATTTCGAATTGTGGTAGATAATAGGAATTCCTGAATCTATAATTCGTTGAAGCATTTTCTTCATAAACTCAGGAGAAATTTGATTCTTAATTCGCATCTTTGTCATATTGCTAACATGATTGACAGGAGCGTAGATTCCTTTTTGACTCGGTGAGTACAAGCAGACTCCTGCTAGCTCATCGTGAATAGTATCCAGTCCGTCAGTTTCCACGTCAATAGAACCTATTCCATCTTCAATCATTTTGTCTACATACTGCTCGAGTTTTTCTTCCTCAGTGACTAACTCAAGTCTATCAAGAACGTGTCCAAGAATTCTAGTTGAAAGAGTTCGAGCTCTAGCGACTGCATCCTTTAGAGCGTTTCCTGAAATGTAAGTAACCTCAACTGCAGGCTTCTTATTTCTTCTTTGTGCTAATAATTGGGCGTCATTCTTCTTACTTGAACGAGGCTTTGCACCAAAAAGTCCTTTCTGTGACATGATTTTCCCTTTCTTTCAATAATAAAGAGGGCTTTCGCCCTCATGTTAGAATCCTCGACCTCGTGTTGGAGGAGTTCTGCGACTAACTGAAGGAGTTCTTTCAGCTGTTCGACCTTGTGAAGATTCTCGACCAGCGCCTCGTCTTGGAGCAGGTGATGCACCTCTACGAGAATTTGAACGACTAGAAGAACGCTCTTCTTGAAGAGTGAATCTTCCGTCAACGACGTCCAGCATTTGGTCTTCATCTAGTTCTAAAATTAGAGTGCCAAGAAGATCACTCTTTTCTGGAAAGTCATCGAGAGTAGCATTGTCCTCAGGACGCTCTGGAAGAAATTCGTAGGTAGTTCGTTGGTCACCTTTAGCTCCTGAGCGAATAATTTCGAAAGGCTGCGTCACAAGGCTTCCATATTTGTTGATAAATGTAACAATCTTCTGAACATAAGAACGGCCTCGGTCCCATGTCTCAACTTTTCCGGTGTTGTGGTTGTAAAGTTGAAGAAATAGTTTTTCAATACGAGGGAACCCGTTTTGGCATAGTGGACAGTTATCAGGATTGATAGATTCACCGTCTTCGCTGATAGCGTTGCAATTGATATAACGGCGTCGACCGTCAATGTCTGCTTCATGGACTACAAAGTAGTCGATATCTTCGCCCTCTGGATCTTCGTACAATAGAGTGACAATTGCGCTGTCACCGTGGTCTGCGAGTGTAAAGAACTCGTTATTAGACCCTGAGCTAAATGTTCCTGATTTTTGAATAGATACTCTTGCCATATCAATTCTCCTTTATAAGTTTTTAATGGTTGAAAGATTTTTGAAGTTTTTAAGGTTTCAAAGTTTGTCCTTTCATATATAATATACACGAAATTCACGTGATTTGTAAACCGGTTATAAAAAATCTTTTAATTTATTTTGCAATGACTTCTTAGACTGACTAATAGCGGACCTGCTTACTCCAATTTCACGCGCAATTTCTGCGTCGCTTACTGAAGGCCCGTTTTGAATGACTGACGAAATATAAGCGTATTCTGTATTAGAAAGAGTCATACAATCTAAACTTGCTTCAATTTCAATTTTTCCATAGTCTTCACAATAGCCAACTGTTGACAGGATACTAAAATCGTTGCTTTCATCATTTGTTGAGACGTTTTCAAACGTGACTTCTACATACCAATTTCGATGCATAGAAGGCGCATTTAGATATCTATACTCCAAGACTATTCTGTTTTTGAAGAGCCTTGTAAGGTAAGTTGAAAACTTAGCACCCTGGTCTGATTTAAATGTTGCCAGACACTTTGAGATAGTTTCGAAAGCAATGCTCTCAATGTCATGTCGAGATAGGCATTTAAACCTTTTTGCATAAGAATAAAGCATCCCAAAATAACGATGATAAGCAGACGCAATTGACATATCAGGATTTAATTCAAAGTTCCTGACACATTCATCGTCCGTCCAGCATTCGAATCCTACATAACTAGACACCAGTCTATTTACTTCTTTCATATTGATGTGACCTCTTTTAAAAATTTGCTAACTTTATTATACGATAATAAAAGAATTTCTACAAGACTAAATCCTTAAAATTTAATAATTCCGGATGGTCGTTTATATCCCACTTATTATCATAGAACTCTTTAGGGTAGTTTAGAAACCGAACAACCTTGCTTCGTTTTAACTGTCGATAGAGTTTTTCCTGCGCTGTCTGCCCAGCGTTATCAGGGTCAAGCGCTAGAACAATATTTCTATAAGGAAGGCGTTTTAGTAAATTGATTTGATTTCCTCCACCTACTCCCATGAGAGCGACTGCTGGAATCTTCATTGACCAAAGAGTCAAGCAGTTGATAACAGACTCAGTCACGAATACTTGACTAATAGGTTTTTCAAAATAGTCTCGAAATGCTGTGAGCTCATATTGACCGTAAAGGAAATCCGTTTTAGGGTCATCTTCTCCGTACTGGTGAAACTTAGAACGAACACTTCGACGGTTGAAGAATACTGTTTCGCCTTTTAGGTTTCTTACTGGAAAAGTAATGCAGTCATGCAGTTTGTCATAACCTACATCGAACATCTCGATGAGCTCGTCCGTCAATTTCCGTTCATACATATAAGGATGAATGAACCTGTACTTATCAAGTTCCTCTTCCGGAATGATTTTATGCTCGACTTTTTTAGTTCTCCCATTTCTTCGAAACGCTTCCGGACTAACTCCCTGCCTAACTACTTCACTGGATGTTCCAAAATTTCTTTTCAGCCACTGGTTTCCGTAGAATCCTCCATCCTTTCGTCCTAATACGTTCGAGATGAACTCAGTTAGTCCTGAAGTATAGCCGCAAGTGAAACAGTGAACTGTTCCAGCTTCTGTCACTTTACTTCCTGAATAAGAAGGATTTCTACTCATACCGCAAGAGGGATGCTTTTCAGTCCCTCCTGCATGGAATGGGCATGAGAATTGATAGTTGCTTGCTAGCGACTTAGTTCTTCTAAAAATGAATACTCCTTCATCTTCCAGCTGTCTTGAAAGTTTTTCAATTATTTGCTCAGGAGTGGCTTCAATTTGAAGACCGTTTACTTTCATCAAAATGCTTCAACTCCTTCCCTTGTAACTTTACTTCGAAGACGAGCAGTCGCTCTAGATGCTTTTGCTTTCAATGGAGAGCTTTCGCTTTTCTCAGTTCCTTCCTCACCTTCCTCTTTAAATCCTATAAGAGTATAGGTTCCGGTTTCAACGTCCCACATATATTCGATGATTTTTCTGTCTTCACCATATCGATTTTTAACTACTGACAATTCAAGTATGCCCGATTTCTCATCACGCTTCATAGCGATAACTCTACTAGCATTTTGACCTACTCCGTCACTTTCTGCTATATGTTCTAGTTCAATACTTTCAGCGCCTTCAGTTTTAGCCGAACGTCCTGCTTGGACATTAAGCACAATAGGAATTCCATATTTAGCAGAAATCTTATATAAGTCCATGGTGATGTTGGCGTACTGGATACGCTTCTGCTCTCTAGAGGGATAAGACTCGCTCATAAGTGAAAGCTGGTCAATTCCTACCACGGATGGTTTATATTTAGATATCATGCTATCTAAAATTGCAGGAGTAAGATTCTTTCCGCCAATCATAAATGGCGTAACTACGACCAAAGAATTTTCAGACTCAGTCATTGCTTGAATATGGTCCTCATATTTCTCGAACTGGTGGTCGTTCCATATTCCTTTGGTAATTGAATTGATGCTAACATTAGAAAGAATAGTATCAATACGAGCACCAACTTGCATTTCACTCATTTCTCCACTATATAGGAGAACATCATGCCCGTTCTTCCAAGCGGTTGCAAGCATTTTATCAATAGTCCACGACTTACCTTGTCCAGGTCGAGCCATTATGACAACCAAATCCTCACCAGGAAGTAAGCCTCCAAGCACGTCGTCCAGTAGTTCAAACCCTGTCGATATTCCAAGTCTTTCACCGTCATGGTTTCTAATATTATTCGCCCAGTCTAGTCGAAGTTTAGCATTTCTTGCAATGTCCATTCCGCCTACGAATTTAGAGCGATTGAAAAGTTCTTCGAGTTTTGGAATTATATTTGCAATCGCAATGTTACTATCTACTTGAATATCCTCAGCCGCCTCCGTTAAAATTGGCACCAGTGAATTATATAAATGCTCCTCTTTTAACTTGTCGATAAGATATTCATCAGTTTCGCCAATTTCAAAAAATTCAAATCCAGGGAAATGGTCGAGAATAGTTTCGTCATCCGGAACTCTTCCATACTTCGAAAAATGTTCTTGAATAAATTGATACTCATCTAAATAATCCGTGAAGTATTCTTGGTCAATTCCATTATTTTCTAAAATGGATAAGCTCTTGTCTTCAAGAACTTTGTTTAAGACTTGAAGTTGTATCACTCTTCCACCTCTTTCAATTTTCCTACCTGCTGCCCCTTTTCATTATAGAGAGGACTTTCCTTAGCCCCTGGAGTGCTTCCTAGCCAAGCTCCGGAACTATCGACTGTAACATAGACAGCAGACTTTTCTTTCTGCTTATAACTTTCAATTATTTTAGTTTGAACATCTCGCTCATCATATCTACCTTTAGCATAAGTTACCATACAACAGACGACAAGGAAAAGAATTGCCCATAAGAGAATATTCGTCACTTTACTATATCTATGATTCAATTTCATCTACCTCCAATCCTCTTACATTGCTTGCCTGAAAATCTAGAACCACTGAGGTATCGTAGATACGACTATAAAGCCTTTGGCCTAAAAGTTCAATAATTTCATCATCACTATAATTAGTTGTATAGATAGTTGACAAATTATTATCGACTCGATAATTAACTAGGTCATAAAGATAAGGATAAGACGCCTTGGTTAAGGAGCCCCCTCCTATTTCATCAATGACTAATAGTTCACAAGTTTTAAGTCGTTCAAACCTTTCGAGAAATTCTTGCATAGTTTGAAAATAATTGTAGTCGCCAAACTCAGTCAAAAGTTGAGCAGACACTACAAACATTCCTTTCTCGACCATTCTTCCATCAAGTGCAGTTTCTGCTAAATAGCGTTGCAAAAGTCGAACCGCCCAGCTAGTTTTTCCATTCCCGACAGTTTTCGAAGTAATAACAATGCTGAGACCATTTCGAACTTCTTCGACTATATTTGCTCGAACAGATTCGAGCCATTCCCAACATTCCTTATCAGCTTCTCTCTCGACTAATATTTGAGGTTCGAAATACTTCTGAGGTAGTCCACTTCTCTCGAAAAGGTCATTTAACTTTTTCTTCCATATTCTATCAGCTAAATTTTCCAACTTTTCTCCTTTTTATATTTTCGATACTATAATTTATTAACTATAATTTATTTCTCGATTATTGGTGTATATATACCGGCCCGAAAGAATCAAGATTGATAAATTATACGCCAATTGAGGTCATTTTGTTAAGCAAAAATTTAAAAATCTAAAAATAGTCTACTTAACTAATAAAATCCTTCGAATTTTGAACCCGTTTTTCCTTCGAGTTCGTCCAAAATCCAGGCTCTTTTGAAAGTCGAGACCGTTATGAACCTTTCACTTAGGTTCAATCTTTTTCGAACCTTTTCATATTTAACAAAACTTTCTGCTAAAAATCGACAAAGTTCAAGGTTCGAGTCAATATTTAAATACTGCTGAACTTTTTTCATTGTGCTCGAAAAGTTGAACCAGTTATAATCGATGCACTTAATATTGAAAATAAATTCGTACTGAACTATAAAGAAAGATGACACTTGCTTCATATTAGGTTCGAATTGTTTTCCGTTGAGCGCTTCAACTATTTGAAAATAATCTTGCTCGACTTTTGAAAGACCTGTTGCCACGTCCTTCTGAAATAAGGTAGAACGAGTTTTAGGCTTGTCTTTGAATGATAGTTCAATTTCATTTTTAGGCTTTCCTGAATTGCCTATTCTTTGCCTTGCCACTTATTTCCTCCTTATGGTATAATGTTAACCTTCTAAAATTAACGCAGACAGCGGTTGCCTGCGCAGGTGGTGTGATTGTATTCTGCTAACCCTAAAAACGTCGCAGAACCAAAAATATCGCTAAATTTTAGCCTTTCCAAAACGAATGCCTTCTGTAACAGAAACGACAACTGCAGGAAGAATTGCTTCTTGGTCAATTTCTCCGTGATAAATCATGTCCTCGAGAAGTTTCGTATTGATGACAGGCTTGTATTCGATAAGCCCTGAAAGTTTTTCACACATTTCTTCCGTCTCGGCTTCGTCAACTAATTTTTCGATAATTTCTTTCAAGCGTTCTTCGTCCATAGTTGAGCGCTCTGTTGTGTAGAAGGTAGCAGAAAAGTGCTTACCTTGGGCAGATTCAATGTCATTTTCTTTCATGTACTCTTTTAGAGCGTCACGAAGACCTTTAACCTGTTTCTCCATGTCGCCTTTGGTAGCATTTAATTCACCGGCTTCTTCGATGGCGTCAATGAACTGTTTTTCGTTTTCGAGTTTCATGCTAATTCTCCAATCCGTGTTCACGTTTAAATGCTTTAGCATCTTCTTGAATTAACTCTCGATCAGTTTTCCCTGCAAGAGTTCGAGTGTAGAATGCTAAGTCACCGCGCATTAGATTATCTCTAAATCGTTTGAGTTTGTTCACGCCTTCGTCGTCCCAGAATCGAGAGCCGCGGTTGTCGAGGTCTGTTCTAGGTTCGGGAAGAACAAACGGGAAGTGAATGTTATTTTCATTTGCGAAGTCTTGTGCTTCGTACCAAACATTAATCGTAGATAAGGAGCGGTTCAACATTTGACATACCTCTCCAACTTTATACCAATTTTTACCTTCTGTGAATTTCATTTAAATACCTTTCTATTATTAAACATTGCTCTTTAGTGAGCAATTTATCGAGTTGTAAAATTCTAGTTGCTGTCCTTTCAGGAATTTGAAGAACACTTGCAAGCTCGCTAGACGAAATATCTAACTCTTGAGCCAGCTCTAGTGCAGTTTTCTTTCCGTTCCTGTCCGGCTTCTTTTTAGTGTCTTTCCTTAGGATATTGATAGTTTTCATTCTATTTAAGCAAAATGTCGAACAAGTTGCCTATCTTAGATTTCATAGGCTTACCGTCTACGATATAATCTGCTAGTTCTCCTTTCCTTTCAATAAGGTCCTCTATACGTTCGTCAACAGTACCTTTGGCGACAAGCGTGTAGATAGTGACAGAACTCTTTGCGCCAATTCTATGACACCTATCCTCTGCCTGGTCCTTTTCTGCGCGTGTCCACGGACTGTCTAAGAAAATAACCGTATCTGCTTTCGTCAAAGTAAATCCTGTCCCTAGCGCACCTATAGTTCCTAAAATAACAGAAGCCTTTTTGTAATTCATAAATTCTTCAATTTCGTTGAACTTATCTGTGGTCTCACCTGTTACCAAGTTGCATTTGACTGACTTCGAAAGAATTTTAGCAAGTGGTTCAATAACCTTTTCCCAGTTGCTAAATATTACGCAGGACTTTCCTTGCTGAATACATTCTTCGACAATTTCTATACATCTTTCGAACTTGCAAGACTTGACATCTTGAGTAGTTAAAATCGAAGGATTTCCAGTCGCTTGTCGAAGTCGAATTGTTTCGGCCAGTGGGTTAGGCATGAGCTTGACTTTATCAATTTCTTCAACAAGTTTAGTTAGAACCTCTTTATAGATTTTAGCTTGCTTAGAGTTCATATCGACGTACTCTGTGACTCGAATCTTTTCAGGCAAGTCTAAAACTTCTTCCTTAGTTCTTCTAAGCATGTAGTCGTTGACAAGCTCACGAAGTTCAGCTAGGTTTCGATATCCAGTGATTTGATTAAACTGGTCGACGATACAGTATCGCTCTTTGAATTGAGTCAGTGTATGATGTTCCGCCCCTAGCCATTTCATAACATTATAAACATCAATTGGGTTATTCATTAGAGGAGTTCCAGTAAGGCCCATCTTGTAGTAACTTTGGAGCTTATGAATTGAAGCTCCTTGCTTACTTGAAGGATTCTTACACTTGTGAATCTCGTCAATAATGACCATTCCAATTTCCCCGCTCTTGGTTAGTTCATTTAAGTATTTAATGAAAACAGCGTCGCGAAGTGTCTCGATGTTAGTGATAAGGAAAAATTCATCATGTCCTCCAAGCAAGTCTTCAGCTCTTTTAGAAACTCCATCAATCACTAATTTTTCATCTTTAGTAACTCGACTTCCTAAAATATGAGCAGACTCGTTTGAATGAATGCCTACCTCTTTTGCCCAATTCCATTTGAGCCCTGATATACAGCATACTATCAAGCAGTGCTTGAAACTTGACTTTCTGCTAACAGCTATGTCAATCGCCTGCTTAGTTTTCCCAAGTCCTTGTTCGTCGCCTAAAAGGAAACAAGGATGATCTTTTGCGTATTCAAAGCATTCAACTTGATGATCAAAGGGAGTAGTCTTGAATGAAAAATGTTCATTGCTCGAAGAAGCGATTTGGTTTCGAGAGTCAATGTAGTCTTGAACATCTTTATCAAGTTCGCCGAAGATGTGAAGCTCCCATTCATCTAGAGCGTCTATAACATTATTGAAATACTTATAAGGTAGTTCAAAATTATTAGAAGACGTCTCGACCACATTGGGCAAGCTAGATATCCTGTCAGCCATTTTTATTGCATCTTCATCTGTGCTTGCCCATGTTTCAATGAATATAGTTCGACCTCGCCTAGCTTTCGAACGTGCTATAACGATTTCAATCATAGCGAAGAAAGATGAGAGGCTTCAATTAGTTCCATTGCTGTATCAATATCAGCCTCTTTAACGATTTTGAAAATTCCGTCAATCGCCCATTCATAAGATGCAGGAGCAATAGATGCAAGAAGTTTCTTTTGGTCTTCCGTCAACCCTTTTGCTCTAACTCCGATAGAAACACCTTTTCGAGTTTCTTCAATAGTAACGAAGTTTTTCTTAGAGCGGTAGGCAACGTAAGATTGAGTGACAATTCGAGTGCTAGCAGGAAATGCTTCAACAATTCGATTTTCAAGAGTTTTAGTGATAGCCATCACGCTCTCTTTTTTAGGAGCAGGTTTTCGAACAGATGCCTTTTCACTAATAGAGCCAACTTCTTCTGGCTGTTCCTTAACTTCAGGAATTGTTTCCTCGATAACTTCCTTTTTAGGTTTAGGGGCAACTCTACCTCTTCGAACAGGTCGAGCAACTGCAAGAGCAGGCTTCTTCTCTTCGCTTTCTTCGGCTTTTGTGTACCAACGCTCGATAGTTGCAGCTGATAAAGTAATAAGCTCGTCACCTTCTACAGATTTTAGGTCTGCCTTTTTCTCATCTGCTAAAATTGAGATAACTTTGAATTGAGCGCCATTTTTCGGTCTCAAGATAACGCTACCTTCGGTAAGCTCGCTGAATTTAATTTTTGACATAATGTCCTCCTCGCCTTCCGGCTTTTTTATTTTTATAATTGTATTATACGATAATGAATGAATGTTGTCAAGCATTTTTTATAAAAAGTTCAACTTTTTTTTTCAAAATAAAACGCCCTGCAGGATATGCAGAGCGAAAAAGGGTCATCATCAACAGTATTTGCTGACAATTTAATTATAATTGAAATTTTCGAATAAGTAAATAGTCTAAATTAAGGTAACATCAAACCGCCAGCAAACGCCAGCGGTTCATAGGTATAATTAATTTGTCTTTCTATTT